ATATGAAAACATTACAATTAAGTGAACAAAAAGCCCGTGAACTATATCGGAGCGGTTCAAAAGAACTAAAAACAGTATTGGAAGAATCCTTTGGAAAGGATTTCTTTTCACAAGACGTTACAGAAAGAGTGAAAACCTACCTTGATGCTTGTCGCGAGTTGGGAAGGGAACCACTCGATGAGAAAAAGCTATTGGAGTTAGGCTTGACGGAACACGATATTGCTTACCAAAAGCTGGCTATCGTTACGGAAGCTCTAAATGAAGGTCAGAAACTTAATGTATGCGATGCTAACGTGAAACGCTGGTATCCGTGGTTCAAGCCTAATGGGTCTCCTTCCTCTTTCGCTTTCAACGTTTCGTATTGTGTTTATGCGTGTGCGGGTGCGGGTGCGGGTTGCGGGTCTCGCCTTTGTTTGAAAAGCGAAAAGCTTTCCAATTATTGCGGGAAGCAATTCATTGATTTGTGGAAACAATTTATTCTATAACCCTATAAACTTACAATTATGACTTTAAATGTAGATAAAAAGAACGCTTTAAAGGATTGGAGAGAAGCGGACAATAAAGGAAAGCAGATGCTTGAAAATCTATACGGCAAAGAAATATTTGCCAATCAAAACGTAATGGATAGAATCAAAACGTTTGAAGACGCAATGGAAGAAACAGGAAGAAAAGGTGTCCCTGATTTTTCAGATTTACCCAAAGACATGCGCAAGCATTTCATTGCGTTATATAAAATGGAAGTTATTACGGAAGCTCTGAATGAAGGCTGGAAAGCAGACTGGGATAACTCGGATGAGAACAAGTATTATCCCTATTTCACTATGTCTCCTTCCTCTTTCGCTTTATGCGTTTCGTATTGCGTTTATGCGTGTGCGTGGGCGGTTGCGGGTTGCGGGTCTCGCCTTTTTTATAAAACACGCGAACTTGCGGAATATTCGGCAAAACAATTTATTGACATTTGGAAAGACATCCAGATAGGATAAGCATACAAAGGTCGTCTGCCCTTGTCTCCTGCCTTTTAAAAATAAATTATGGAACAAGAAATTTGGAAAGATATAATTGGATATGAAGGGATATATCAAATATCCAGTTTAGGTAGAGTAAAATCTGTGAGCAGATGTGTGAACCATATAAATGGAGTAAGACATGTTCATAGTAAAATTTTAAAGCCTAATAGTTGTTCTCTTTATTTAAATATTAGTCTTAGTAGAAAATGTGTGATGAATAGATTCACTATACATAGGCTTGTAGCTAAAGCTTTTATTCCTAACCCTAATAATCTTCCACAAGTTAATCATAGAGACGGTAATAAATTTAATAATAAAGTAGAAAATCTTGAATGGTGTTCTTCCTCTGATAATCAAAAACACGCATATAGAATTGGGTTAAAAAAATCTCCTAATTTAGGCAGATTCGGCAGTCTAAATCATTCATCTAAAGTTATAATACAATATAGTTTAACAGGAGTGCCAATTCAAGAATACGGAAGTACAAGAGAGGCTTCCAAAGTTACTAAAATAAATCAAGGAACTATAGCAGCATGCGCAAGAGGGGAAAGAGCATCAGCCGGTTCTTATAAATGGAGATATAAATAACCAAATTCAGCCGCAGAAAAGGTCAGTGCTATTACCGTACTAAAAGCCGTGAGAGAAGCGAAGTGCGCACCGTTTCCCTTTAACCTTGTGCGGGCGGTTTAAAAATAATTATGCATGGAAAATAAAGTAAAACAGTCTTCAAAGAATAAAGAGGAAAACCTCTTGAACGAAGATAGAAAAGCCTTTAATAAAAGGCTGAAACGATACGCATCCCGTATATCATCAGGATATACAGAAGAGAGCCTGGAAGAAGAAAGAATCAACCTCTGCCTTAGTCAAGGGCTACCAAGACGTTGCTAAATTATCAACATTATGGAGAATAACTTAGATTTATACAACCGTGTCAGAAAAGTTCCCAAAGAAGCGATAAAAAGTATTGCTGCGGGAAGATTGAAAGGTATGTCTGATATAAACCCTATGTGGCGTATAAAAATGCTTACCGAAGAATTTGGAGTGTGCGGTTTCGGATGGAAATATGAAATTATCCGGATGTGGAACGAAAATGGTGGTAACGGGGTAATATCCAGTTTTGTTCACATAAACCTCTTTGTAAAAATGAACGGGGAATGGAGCGAGGCTATACAGGGCGTCGGCGGTTCTTCGTTTGTGACAAATGAAAAAAACGGCCTCTATACATCGGATGAATGCTTTAAAATGGCCTTAACGGACGCCATATCAGTGGCTTGCAAAGCATTAGGAATGGGGGCTGATGTTTATTGGGATAAAGATTCGACAAAATACAGCCAGACAAATACGCAAGCGGCACCTGTTACAGACAATCGAAAGTTGCTTAACAAAGAACTGCTTAACGACGAGAAGCTGATGGAGTGGATATATAAATATTTGACTAAAGCCAAAAATGAAGGCAAACGACTTTCGCTCGTAAACCTTATAAATGAAAGTTATAAGGTTTCCCAAGAAGATATAAATATCATATCTGCCAATTACGAACAATACAGAATTAATAATAATCTGCCATGAGTAAAGAATTATCAATTAGCAAGATTCCGGCTACAAAATCAGAGCAGGAACAATTAGCTTCCCTTTTTATCCAAAAAGTACTTGACGGAGAAATAAGCGCCATAGAAGCTGTTATTCAAATGAAAAGTATCAGCGAATCCATATCTCTGTTTTTGAAAGACAATGATATAAGAGAAGCGGTAATCAAGGAAACGGAAAAATACGGAAAAGGCGAAACCCCGTCATACAAAGGAGCTGTTGTTCAAGTAAAAGAGACATCTGTGAAATATGATTTTGCAGGATGCAATGACATTGTTTGGGATAAACTGAACAAGGAAAAGAAAGAAGTGGACGAAAAAATAAAGCAACGTGAAAGTTTTCTTAAGCTTGTAAATACCAATAAAACGGAAATAGATGAAGAAACCGGTGAGATATATACAATATTCCCGCCTGCGCGTTCATCTACCACATCTTATGCTATTACATTCAAAAAGCAATAGTTATGTATCGAATAAGTGTCACTTCCTTAGAAGCCTTTCGGCGTTTCAGGGACAAACATTCCATATGGGATACAGAAGAACGTCTTCTTAATGTTCTTGCGGGGATAAAAGAGCCTAACGCTTATGCGGCGATAGGCTCTTGCTTTCATAAGATAGTAGAAACGGGAAAAGCAACATATGTAGGGAGAGGAATATTCGAGCAGGAACAAGACGGGGTTATTGTCAGGTTGAACAGTAAAGCTGTGGAAAATGCCATTTTTTACCGGTATAAATTTCCTGATGCCCAGCATGAGGTGCACGGCGGTAAAGACTACCATTCTTCACATTTTGATATACACGTACATGGTTATGCGGATTTAAAGTATGCCAAAGTAATCCGGGATATTAAGACCAAGTACTCCACACCACATACGGAAGATTATACAAAATCATGCCAGTGGACTTTTTATCTTGATATTTTTGATTGCTCCGTTTTCTACTTTGATTTATTCCAGTTCGAGGGGTATAAACGTAACATGCTCACCGATGTGACGTCTACGGCTTTTATCCCTTACGAACCTATTGAATGTGTACGGACAGATTCGTCTGAAGAATACAACCAAAATATAGTGGAAGATTTCTGCAAGTATATACATACAAATAATCTATACCGCTTGTTGAAAACGAAAGAAGAACTTTATCAACTTTAAAATATCGATTTTATGATTTTAACAGGAAGCATTTGTCTTAGTGACATTCCCCGTGAGCAAATGAAGAAAGTAGTCTGCAAAGACGGGAAAGAGAAAATTTATTTAAATGTGGCGGTTATCGAACGCAAGGAGCCTTCACAGTTTGGGCATACCCATTTTATTACGTGCGCCCCCAAACAGGAAGAGCGCAAAGAGGGGACACAATATATTTTTGGAGATTTCAAGGAATATAAGCCTGCTCAGAACAGCCCAACGCCGGAACAAGTTGCGGAAGCTCCGGGATTATCCCCGCAAGATGATTTGCCATTCTAAAATATTATGCAATACGACCTATCCAACCCACTCCACAAAGAACAGTTCAAAATACGATGCAACCATCTATTCTCAAAGGGCTGTATTGTGGAACTGACGGAAAAGAAGCCTAAAAGGACAACACAGCAGAACAAATACCTGCATACTCTTTTAGGTTTCTTCGCTTGTGAGACCGGGAACACACTGGAATACGTAAAACAGAACTATTACAAGAAACTGGTAAATCCTGCAATATTCACCCGTAGGATTAATGATAAGTTTTTGGGAGAAGTGGAAGTTTTACGTAGTTCCACTGATTTAGATACGGCGGAAATGACGACGAGCATTGAGCGTTTTCGCAATTGGGCGAGTGCCGAATGCGGTGTCTATCTGCCAAGCCCTGATGAAGAGAGGTTATTGCAATTAATGGAGATTGAAATAGACAGAAACAAAACTTTTATTTAAAATAGAAAATTATGAACACATGGCTTAAAGTGAAACTCATTACAGGGAAACAGCAGGAAATGAGATTAATAGAAAACAAGAAAGAGGAATAATCTATGAGCGAACAGAAAAACAACTTCGACAAGAAAGTGCAGATGCACTTGGCTTGCTCAAAAAATGAACTGAGAAAAGAAATGCAATGCGTCTATTTCAAAGATGGATTTGCATACGCAAGTGATGGCATTATTCTCGTTAAAAACAGAATATCCGAAATATCAGGATTGGAAAAACACGAGGTAGAAGCACTTAACGGGAAATTCCTTCATGCCGACTTATACAAGGATATGTTGAAATACGACAATATTATGATTGCGGAAGATGGGATCGAATGCAGTAAAGGTGATGATAAGGTATTCTTCTACTTTTCTAAATTTGATAAATTCCCAGATGCAGAAAAAGTATTGCAGAATGCGCTTAATATGAAGTCTGTACCATTGCCGCAGTTTAGCTTTGATATGAAACTTATTCAACGGCTTAATAAGGCTCTTTATGAAAGCGACAAGTGTACCGCTATGTTCAAAGGTACTAACAAACCTATTGTATTTTACAGCATGATAGAAAATATCAGTAGCGTAGGATTATTCATGCCTTGTTATACTGATGAGGGAGATGAATGATTATATCCCTAATAAATAACCATAATTATTAATTAAACGCCCTCTGCTCACGCAGAAGTCCCGTGAAAGGTTCGGGTTAAGTGAAATCAGCTAACAGTTAACTATCCCGGTGTGGCTTGACCGCCTATCTGGGAGCATTTTGTTAACCTGCCTGCCCGGTCTGTGAAGATATGGCGGGTAAACGGGGAATATGGTAGCGTTGAACGTATTGGACGGTTATTCTTTTTGATTGCCAATTAGTATTAGTTATTCATTAGTTTATTATCATCTACCATCCAGCAGAACAACGTACTCTGTTCAATTCGGAGCTTCCCCACTAAATATAACTTATCATGAAACTTACAATAACCAAATCCGAAGGTGCAATCATTCAGAAGCTTATCGGAGACCGAAAGTCAGACATTCATAATATTGGAGGTGACAGCAAACAAGCAGAGCGTCTAAGTAAGTTGAACAAGAAGATTGCAAGGCAGGTAAAGAAACAATACAAGACATGAGCCCTTACGTAATAACCTCTGCGGTTCTTATTACCTATGATGGGAAGAAGATACCGTTAGAGCGTATAAGAAGTGAGATAATAACCCGACCTATCCAGTTGACTAAGGAGAGGATACTTGATGCTTTCTCCACGATGAGGGACAAGCCGGTGGATGTGGAACTTAAAATAAAGTATATATGAGAACAATTACAATTGAAAAGGAAGTAGACATTGATGTAGATTTGGACGATTACTTTGACGAGTTTATGCAAGATGCTTCTGATGAAGATTTGATTGAAGAAATAGAAAAACGAGGGCATAGGGTATATAAAAAAGGAATCCCCATTACTCCTTTTGGAGAGCAACCTGTTGAATTTAACAATCCGACCGATTTAAAAAGGCATTTATGCGACATTGCCAATCTCGGCTATTGTATATCCAATGAAGAACTTATCAATGAAATAAAATCAAAACTACCATAGATTTGAAGAAATGAAATCAAAATACTTTGCAAGGAAAACAATAAACAAATACGGAACATTCGACAGTTCTCACGAATATCAGTATTACATTTCTCTTTTGGACAGGCAGAAGAAAGGCGAGATATATGGGCTTAGAAAACAAGTAAGCATAGAAATTATACCCAAACGTGTTGTGGATGACATAAAGCATCTAAAAACAAAAGACAAAGCGATAAAACGTGTGGATGAACATAATGCGGTTTACACTTGTGATTTTGCCTATTACGACAATGTGATAGACAAATATGTAATGTTAGAATTTAAGTCGCCAATAACAGCAAGACTTCCCGATTATATTTTGCGAAGAAAACTTGTCAAACAAGTGATAGATAGACACAACAAGCGTAAGGCACTTAAGCATTGGGTGTTTGTTGAGGTAATTATGGATGACAAGGGAAGAAAGAAAGAAAGTAAGTAAATATAAAGGAAAAGATTGACAAATGGTTATTTGAAAGATGTATGACAATGGCAAAAGATAGCTTTATAATATATAAGTCTTTCTACAAACCTATATCAAGATTATCAGATAAACAGCTTGGACGATTATTCCGTGCAATTTTCAAGTATCAACTTGGCGAGGAGGTTACGGTAGAGGAGGACATTGAAATGGCATTTGGTTTCTTCATCAATCAATTTGAGATAGACGAAACTAAATATCATGGCATTGTCGAGAGAAACCGGAACAACGGGCGTAAAGGTGGTGCTCCGATTGGGAATAGCAACGCAAAATCGAAACAACCCAAACAACCCAGTGGGTTAAATTCAACCCAAACAACCCAAAACAAGCCTAATGAAAATGATAATGAAAATGATATAGAGAAAGAATCTCCTAACGGAGATAAGAAAGCGATTCCCAAAAACAAGGAAGTTGATTTGTCTTTTGTTGATGCGGGTTTTAAAGATACATTTAGGGAATGGCTTGGATATAAGCGCAAGCGAAGGGAAAGCTATAAATCTGACAAGTCGCTAAAAATGTGCTATAATCATCTATTAGAGTTAAGTGACAACAATCCCCAAAAAGCAAGATATATTGTTGAGCAATCAATTGCAAACAACTATTCCGGATTATTTGAACTAAAAAATTATGGAAAGAATCGGAAACCTGATACTGAACCAGACAAAAGCTCCGCCGGTATCAAATCAATCGTCTTCGGCAAACAAAGCTAATCAGAAACAATGGAGCAAGGAACAGGCTGATATGTATTGGCGCAACCAACTTGTGGCTTCTATGAAATCCATTTCACCGTCCTTTACGGTTGATGACAGCAACCGCCAACTGTTGAAAGCTCTTTATCAATGGATATGGGGAATGCCTGGAATACTTGATTTAGATAAGGGACTGTTATTACACGGTTCTATCGGGGTAGGCAAATCCACTTTACTGAAAGGGTTACAGAATTATGCGGCGAAAATTGCCCGCTATTGTATTGGTGGTGCGGATGCCGGATTGACCTTTCAATTTACCAGCGCTGCCGAGATTGCCTTACAGTTTGCCGAGAAGGGAATTGCCGGGTTAAACCAATACACAGACAGGTCATGTATGCACAATCTTGCCATTGACGAAGTAGGTAGGGAGCCAATGGATGCCAAGCACTTCGGTACAGGCATCAATGCCATTCAGACCGTTTTGCAACTGCGCTATGAGCAGAGATATTGTTTTTACACCCACATGACTACCAATCTTGACCCGAACACGGAGTTTTCCGGGCGGTATGGGGATTATATTGCCGACCGGGTTAAAGAGATGTTCAATGTGGTTAAAATTGAAGGTAAAAGCCGAAGATAGATGGCAAAGAAAAAAGAACCCCTCTCCCCCGTCCACTGCCGCCAATGCTCATACGCCAAAGACTTTATCGGAAACTCATGCCTCTGTAAGGCTAAAGGTCATAGGGTATGCGCATCGAATTATTGGAGCAGCAGCGTGATAATGCGATGCGCATACGCTGCCCGTTGGTGGCAAAGAAGTATCAACGGATGATTGACGAGCTTGCCAAAGAGAGCAGAAACAGTAGTACGGACAAAACAGAAGCAAGAGGCAATGACAACCGATGCAGCAACCAAGATAATCAGCAGGTATGAAAGCCTTGTGGTACTCTGCACTTACAACATTCTCTTCACGAACGACATCTGTTGCGGGCAGGTTATCGAGAGCCTGCATGCGATGAAGAGAACGCCTTATTACAGACAGGCATTCAAACGGTATCTGAATGATGCCGACAAGGCAAGAAAGGAATATGAGCGTACTGTAAACAGCGTTATTGGTTCAGACCGGAGCGAGTTCTTCGCCGACTGCAACGACAAGTACACGGAAGAAGTGAACAAGCACGTGGATATGTTGTATTGGCAGTTCAAGCAGGTTCTTGATGATAACGGCATATCTCATTCCGCAGAGATTGCAAGATTTGAACTTGCAAGGACATTGTGCGATTACTCCTGTATTCAGTTCGACGAAAGGATTAAAGAACTTCGGAAGACAGATGCACAGTTTAACGGGTTTACGTTGGAATACCTGAAGCTTTCCAATGTGGCAAGGATGATGAACCTTGCTTCCGACAGTTTGAAAATCGGGAAAACGGTCAATATGAACACAGAGCGGTGTACAGCAGCATTTGATGTGCTGGTAAGAAAACTTTCGGATGCCGATAATATTGCCAATGCGATAAAAGTTTAGTGAAATGAAACTGATTTATAACCTTATAACTCTCCTCATGGACTGGCTTTCGGTAGAGGTCGGAAAGGATGAGGAGTGGTTTTGAATATATGGAAATGAAGAAAAGAATAAGAAAAAAGATGCAGAAATACCAGCATCGGTATAAGCTGCACCAATACTTGAAGTATGCCCGCCAATGGTGTTGCGCTCTAGCATATAATGGTAAAATATACGCGTTGTTGGACGATGGTAGAATTGTAAAGGAGAACGGTCAATTATGAATATAAGGAAAATAAAGAAACATAACCCTCAATCTTTTTTAGACGATTTGAAACGAGTAAGAGAAATCATGGTATATACAGAGCATACCAACTCCTACTATAAGATCCTTAAACATGAATTGTTGAGAGATGCCGAAGAGAAAGCTATCACGTACTATATAACGGATTCTATATTCGCAAGAAAGCGTGATGTTATGGTAATAATTTAATTGAGAATAATATGAAACAGGCAGTAGAAGAAGCCGCTAACGACTATCTCCAAAAGATATTGGAAGCAAGCGATTTTGAGATAAACTTTGAAGAAGATAATTATGATGCTGGCGCCCGCGATGCAGTACTTGATGTTACTGAACGAGCTTATATAGCTGGTGCTGAATGGCGCATCAATAGCATTTGGCATGATAATACAAATATTCCTGATGATAATAAATTCTGTGTGTTTACCCTTTCTGACGGAAACTGCGGGTGTGGATATTATCACAAAAAAGATAACACTATTTGGTATGAGAATTTTAGCAATGTAGTCCGGTGGGCTTACTTTGAGGATATAACGCCTAATATGGAGAACTAAAGCATGAAACAGACAGTAGAAGAAGCGACAAGGAAAGCTTATTTGAATTGGATTGAGAAAGTTAGAGAAGTATATGGCTAATAACTGAACAGAAAGGAACATATTATGGGTATTGAAAAAAGAATAGATATAAAAAACTTTCCTAAACAGCATTCGGTAAAAGAAAGTTTGATGGGTGGTATCGGTCGGAAAGTAGAAGTTTGCTTTTATTACAACTCCGCCAACACTATTCATGGTGTAATAATTCGGGATGATAAAGAATTGCCATTCCGAACCATAATTCGTCTTTGCGACGGAAGAATAATACTTGCAACTGAATGCCAATACAGAGCACTTCCTGATGTGGATGAAAAAGTTGTTAAGCAGTTTACATTTAACGAATAATTTAAAAAATTATGGAAATGAAAAAGGCATTATTTATCTGCACGCTCCTCACTGTATTGGTAGGATGTGCTATCAAACAAACCCCTCGTGCTACTTTCAAGAGAGAATACAAAGAGAATCGCTACGAGAAGATGTTCCAGCAAGCGGATTCGATGTTTAACGTAGAATATGGATTGTAACTTATGAAACAGATAGTAGAAGAAGCAGCAAAAGAATTTGCAAAATCGGTAATTGATTCATTCGGAAGAAGAGGAGTTCCGAGTGGTATTTCCGATATTAAGGAAATGATTGCTCTTGGGTTTGAAAACGGCGCTGAATGGAAAGCCAAGCAAATGGCATGGATAAACGTAAACGATAAAATGCCCGAAGATGGAATTGAAGTGGATGAGAGAACCATTTTAGCACATACCAAAGATGTATTAGTACTTTATAAAAATGGAATTGTACAGAAAGGAAAACGTATCTACATAGATAATAAAAAAGGATGGCAATGGTCTTGTCTCAAAGGTGAAGATATTACCTATTGGATGCCAATTGTGAAATTTGATAGATAATGATTATGAATAGAGAAGAACTAATTAATGCAGCATTAGAGCATCAAAGTAAATTTGAAACATGTGACGACGAAGGCACGTTAGTCGGATTTGCCAATGGAATGCATAAGCAGAGTTATGAATCTTTTATCGCTGGTGCCGAATGGCAGGCAAAGCAGTTGTCATGGATAAGCGTGGAAGAAAGGTTGCCGGAAGAAAATCAAGAATATTTAGTCGTTTTTAATAGTAGAGAGATATGTGTAGCTCTATATAATAATAAATCTTGGCTTATATATGGAACTGGGGTTACTTATAATGTTGTCGCTTATATGCCCATCCCGTCTTTCGACCAAATCCTCGAAGCCAATAAAGATGTGTTACAGCGAATAAAAGAGAAAGGAGATTAATTATGGAGCGGGAAAATGATTTTAAGATAAAGAATATTCTTGATTCTTTAGAAGAAAAGGTCGATAATGGTAAGATGACAATCAGGGAAGCGGCAATTGAATTGTATAAAGCTGGTTGGACTAACTTTATAGATGTCGACGCTACTAAGGTGTTGCTAAAATTAGGGGAATAGCTATGGAAGTAAAGAATGGAATAATAATTAATGGCGAGCTTCACGAAGCAATTGGAACAAGTGTTTCAAATATCTCCTGTCGTGCTTGCTCTTTGTATAATAGATGTGCAGAAACAGACTATTCAATATGTTTTGCCGATTTATTTGAATGTGGCGGTTTTGTTAATCGTGGTAAGGTAACTGTTATACCTTCTCGTGAAACGTCCGAAAACACTGGGAGTATTTATCGTAATGGAGTAAAGATAGAAAGGGAGAAGTAATTATGGGATTTACAACACCGTGCTTTATAAGAAAGAATACTCCGGAGCTTCAAGAAAAACTAAAAAATATTGGTTATCTCTCTCTTGATAATGACAATGATAAAAGAGATGGTCTTGTTGCTGATAGAAATGGTTTTATGTATTCTATTTTTGAGAAAAACGTTCTTGGTAGTACATATAACTGTGGAACCAACGAAGAGCTTTTCTTGGCTATCGCTGCATTGAGAAATGATACAAATTATATGCAATGGTTTGTCTGTACGAGTGATTATAAAGAATCTGATGGTAAAGAGTGGAAAGTTGGAGACTTTGATTTAAATACATGCCCGGATGATTTTAACAATATACTTCCTCATTGGAGTAAGGCTACCGTAAACGAACTGATTGAACACTTTAAAGAAAAAGAATGAAAGCACATGTAATGAAACTTGAAAACAATTGTGTGATTGTTGACGAGGAATATTTTAATAGTTTGAAAGAAAAGTCCGAACTGAATGAGGTAAGGATAAAGGAACTTTCCGAAGAGATGTTTTTGAAATACATCAAAGAGGGTGGAATAAGGGTGTCTTATGAGGTGAATGGTGTGCCATATCTTTTCCATCATGATTTACTGAATGAGATAAATTATGACGAGAGGGGCTATCCAATATCCATATCGGAAAGGGTGAAATATACTATTGCAGACGATATAACCGAGTTCTTGAATAACAAGTTTAAAGGATTGAAAGACGAGGCTTTGAATTATGCAATGAGTGAGTTTAACAAGCAGCAATATGGTTTGAAGGCTACTGTAAAAATATGGAAATGGTTTGCTTTGATTGCTTCCATCATGGCTGCTGTTTTATTAATTGTAATTTTTATAAAACCATGACCGAAGAACTTGTAACATTAGAAACAGCTAAGCTGCTGAAAGAAAAAGGTTTCAATGAGTATTGCAGAGATGTCATTAACGATAAAGGCTTGATGATGGGAACCGTATTCCGAACCAGTAATGATTTACCTAAATCATTCTATTCTCGTCCCACGCAGTCATTTGCCCGAAAGTGGCTACGTGAAACCAAGAAGCTGCACGTTGAAGTATCCTATATGTATGGGGATTATTGGATATACGATATACTAACAATACCAAACCATGATTTAGTGGGATTATCCGACAGGCCTTTAGTGCATTATAAAAGCTATGAAGAAGCACTGGAAGCCGGCATACAGGAAGCATTAAAACTTATATGAAAATGACCCCTATTGTAAATGATGCTTATAAACTTAGAAAACTTTTAGAAAAAGCAACGGGACTAAAAGTATATAAGTCGGAGCTAATAGCCAACTATTTTAATGGCTATCTAAGTATAGTACAAGAGTATAAGAATGAAACCAATCCGCATATTACAGTAGCACAAGGTAGCTGGTCGATAGAAAATGGCGGAGAATATAAAATTTCACTCTATACACCTACAATCGTTATTAAAGACAAGAAGATGCTTAATACTCGTTTTGTAAAAAATGTAGCTTATAAGATAGTGGAAGCATTAAATAATGAATTTGGAGAAGGGAATTGGAATACGTGCAATGAGGAGCAAAAGTACTGGCTTCCCATGTCTCGAAACTCGTTCTATTTACAAATCCCAAATTTTGAGAAATATTAAAACTTATATAACTATGGCAAAAGTGTTTATAACCAAATATGCTTTAACAGAAGGTATTAAAGAGATAGAAACAGACGTTCGTAAAAATGAAGTTGGAAATTATGAATATGTATTTTACGGCAATTATTCTTTATTTTATATAGGGAAGGATGCGTTCACCGATAAATCCGAAGCCTTGAAAAAGGCGGAAGAAATGAGGCAGAAGAAAATCGCTTCCCTTCGTAAGCAGATTGAGCAACTCGAAAAATTATCTTTTAAATGTGAAGAGGGTTAATAATGGATAACATAAGATTAAATATAGGCACTTTAAACAAATGTTGCTCTAACTGCAAATTTGCAAAACGAGCATTTGACAGTCAATTTGTGAGGTGCATATATCATCGTTTTTATCCCTTTAAACAATTTGTATGTAATAACCATGAATAGAAACGAATACCGTGAACGCTGCAAACATTACAGCCCGTACAGCGGACAATGTTATAAAAAGTCGTTTATATCGGGAATAGCAAACAATGTGCATGTGAACATGAGATGTGACGGGAAATGTCCCCGTATGAGGAATTATGATAAGAGAAACGGAGTATTATCTGATAAAGAAAATTGATTATGGATTTAAATGAATTGAGAAATAAAGCCTATAAAACCGCCTGCGAGCATGGCTTTCACGATGAAGAACTGAGTAATGAACATTGCCTTTGCCTCGTAATATCCGAGTTAATGGAAGCTGTGGAAGCGGACAGAAAAGGGAAGCAACCCAACATAATGCAATTCGAGAGAGGTATTTCATATCCTATGAACGATTTTAAGCAGGTGTATGATTATTGCATTAAAGGCACTGTAGCAGAAGAACTTGCCGACGCCACTATACGCCTGCTTGATTTGTGTGGATTGCGTAAGATAGACATTGGTGATTTTTTAGATGAAATTATATCCGAAGAAGCAAAAAGATACAATGGTGAAACCTTCACAGAAAGTATATACGCTATATCCACAATTCCCATCAGATATGAGTATGAATACGGCTATCCATTAGGAGGGCAATTAAACAACATGCTATTGGCTATTTTCGGGCTTGCTAAACATTTGGACATAGACCTTATATGGCATATCAATCAGAAGATGAGATACAATGAATTGCGAGAAAACAAACATGGAAAAAGATATTGATTATGAAACGTGAAATAAAATTCAGAGGAAAAAGTACCAACAATGGCAAATGGGTATATGCCGAACTGCACGGGCTTGGCATGGATTTGTTTAATGAGTGCGTAAACGAAGATACTATCGGGCAGTTCACGGGATTACGAGATAAGGGAGGAAAGGAAATATATGAGGGTGATATAATAAAAGTTACATCATACGACAATATTGGTATAAGCGATTGTTTTTATATAATCAACGAGCTGCAAGAATTTTCTATACAAGACTTGAAGGGAGAGCTAGGAAAAGAAGAAATAGGTGAGGTTAAATTTGAGGATGGAGAATTTATCTTTTTGGATTACCATTTAGCTGCGTTCTTCGGTGATATGAGATTTTCTAATCCTATATTTGATTTTGAGATTGTAGGTAATATTTACGACACCCCTGAATTGTTGAAAGGAGAAAAGCAATGAAACATATATTTTTTTTATTAGTTGGACTTTTGGCTTTATACGAGATTATGAAAGCCTTAAATTATAGGAAAGTATATTCCCGTGTAACCGAATATAATCGCCTTTCCAAAGATAAAGACAAAGGAAAGATAGAAGCATATCTAAAAGAGCATCCTATACTTCTTCTAATGAGTGCTTTGGATATTTTTGGATGGATAACATTAATGGCGGGACTAATGACAAGCCAGTGGGTTTTATTCCTGGCGGTAATGGCTTTGTCTTTATCAAGATTTCAACGTCTCGGTAGCTGGGCTGTACTATTAGATAGTATTATCACTACAGCCATTTATTTATTTGCCATTATTAATACTTATCATTTGCATATAGAATTATGAATAAGTTAGAGCACATCGCCACAATTGATTACTGTTACTGGCGGTTGGGAAAGTTAAGTGAAACTCTTTCTAAGCCTAAATCAGTTATGGAGCAGTTAGTTGATAAAGCCTTCGGTTATAATGAAGTAGAAGAAGTGAAAAAGAAAGCTATACCCCTTTTGGAACAGATTGTTGAAAGCAAAAAGGCTATCGGTGCAGATTATTCGGGAGATGGTGAGTTCCTTGATAAATTAAAGAACAAAGAAACACATGAGTAAACTATACAAAGCCCCCTCGGCAAATCATTCATTGTTGGATGGTTCAGTTATGCAGATAAATGGTATCATAAATTTAGTATAATATATTGAACATGAAAAACAAAATCATAGCGAGCGTTATAGCAGCGCTGTTCCTGCCTATGCTTATTTCCCTACATTGGGCTGTCACCCGGTTTTTGTCGGTTAGAATTGTATTATCAATCGCAATGATGGTCGCCATAATTGTTGTGATATACAAGCTTTCCAAACTTTTACTTGACGAATATTCTAAAAAGCGTAAAAGACCATGAGAAAAGCAGACAGAATAATCAGAAACAGACATTCCCGCATCCCGGACAAATACAAGAAGATTGACACTACTGTCAACGGGAATGCGGAAAGCCTTGCCGAACAACACAAGGAAGTGGAGAGACAATTGTTTCCTTTACGCCTTAACAAGACCACCATTATTTACGTCACAAAAGACAAGCAAAACGAAACATATGCTACAAAAGCACGTAAACGGATGGGGATAGCAGAGCCTAAGAAAACGTTTGTAGACCCGCTTTCGGAAGAGAACATTACCAAGCTATACAAGGAAGAAAACATACCGCCCCGCAGAATAGCAGAGATGCTGAATGTAAGTGTAAGGACGATATATCTAAGGTTGGCTAAGTATGGACTTACAAAAGTGAAATGCAGATAGCAAGCTTACAGACACAACGATATAACCCTTGCCAAAACAGCAAGCGGTATTACCCAATGGATGAATCGTTCAAGGCGTTCTAAACGTTCCATTGGATAACCCGGAAAAGGCGGCAATAGTCCATGTAAAGGACATTGTCCGCCAATTCAAGCAGTTCGTCTATGTAATCCCTTTTTCGCATCACGTTCAAGTTTTCTACGTTGTTTACGATTTATGCCGTTTGCTGCGGCGAGGCTATTCAGCGTTTCCTTCTGTTCGGGAGAAAGCATGTTATATACTTCTTCCCGTGATTTACCTGATAAGATGGCTTGTACTATTTCCCACATAAGCTACGTCTGCAATGTTCACACAAAAATTTCTTTGCTACCGGAAACATCTTCTGCCCCACATACCCACTAAGATACTGTGCCTCTTCCCCGTACGGGTCGATGCCAAATGCACGTGAGATATGCCGGCATAGATGCCCCTTTTCATGGTCGAAAGAGTTCTGAAACTCTTCCGGCGAAGAAGTAAGAGCAATAACCATTACGGTCTCTCTGTTCCGGATATTGGAATAGGTGATGCCTGTGTTCAGATTACATGCGCGCATGTTCTTATAGGCATTCACCAAATCCAATCCCCTGCATCCTACCCGTTGAAGGTCGGCGATGATGCGATCGGTATAATAGCAGTCCACTGCGTAATATACCCTCACTTCCCAATCATAGTCCGGTATGTAAAACTCCTGCACTATCATAGATTACATCATCTCTTCCCACATGATAGGATTGCCTGAACCTATACAGTCGGCGTAGAACCGAGTGAAAGGCATTCCATTATAAGCGTCCACGTCATCTATGTAATCCTTGATAAACAAGGCAAGATGAGCTTCGTCTACTATTGAACTCTTGTAGTAATCCGACTTCGCCATGTTGGCCACGTAAACGCAATCATACCCTGCGTCCTTTTCCAGTTTTACGCCATATTTCTTTAGCAGTTCTTCCACCTGCTCTTTACTGATTGGCTCCAGTTTTTCCTCTTTACCCGTAGCTTTATTTTCCACTTTCATGCGGGAAACAGCCCATAAGCACATTTTTTTGCTGAAATGCCAACCGTACTGGCTGAGATAATCAGCCATTGCCGGCGGTATCCTGTCGTATGTATCCAATCTTTGTCCCATAGTCTTTTTCTGTTTTAATAAACTGGTAAAAGAGGGGATTACTCCCCTCTCCATTACATGAACTCTCCGTTGGCGCGTCTGCGTCTACGTTCGCTCATATCTTCGCCATAAGGCTGTGCGCTGCGGCGTTCGCTGTAAATCGGATATTCCGGGAAGTAACCCGGCATACGGCGTTCGCTCATGTCCGAACCACCGCTATAACTTCCGCCGCGTGAGCCACCGCTATTACGATAACCTATTTCGCCGCCCTGCATCTCACGCATGGCTTTCTCGTAACCATGACGGAAACCCTCTTTGTAGGCTTCTTCCATAGGATTACCGCTTCTCATACCGAAGTCACGGTCATATTCACCGCGTCCTTCTTCCAATATTTCCCACATTCCCATATTATTTCTTTGTTTTAGATGTTTCAGCCACTCCGAGCTGCTCCATAAGTCGTTTATTCAAATCCATAAGGTCTGCCATGTTCTTGTTCATTTCCGACACCTGCCCTTTCAATGAGGCAATTTCCTGCTCCTGGCGTTGCTTGGCCGCAAGCTCCGGGTTAAGAATGGTAAGCATCTGGTCGCATACCATAAGGAAGTTCTGGTGGTATTCCACACTCTTCAAGACATCCTCGCTTTGCTTCTTCATGGTAAGGACTTCGGTATTCATTTCATCCCTTGAACAGGTAACAAGCATGCCGGTTTTAGCATCGTCTGCAATGTCCGCATTGGCAGGGAATTCATACAAATTGACATTTTGCCCATTTATGCTGACAACAATATCAACCACTTGTACGGGTTGAGGATAAGGCATGTTAGGGACTGTCCTATATACAGTCTTTATCGGACTTACATTAACAACTTGCCCGCATTCCAGATTTGGATTGGCGCCTCTGTGAAGAAGATATAATGTACTGTTGGCTCGTAGGTTTTGAAACATATCGGTTTGATTTTTAAATGGGCTCCAGACCGTGTCTCACAGCCTGGAGCCCGGTTAACTACTTGTTCTTTTGAGCGGTTGCTTCTGCTGTCGCCGCTGACGTGGTTGTCGGACGATACCCACCGTTGACAAGGAACAGCTCATTGGTGTACTTGTTATAGTGGATTTCGTAGATACCCGTTCCGGCAAGGTTGCCGACAGTCACCGGCTCATTGTTGTAAGCCAGCAACGGTCTTGTGTCCCCATTAGTCCCTATCAGTATCGGTAGCGTAGCAGTCGTGCCGGCAGGTATTGCCTGACGGAGACTTACATAGAAACCACCGACATAGTCCCTGTTACGGAACGCATGATTAGGAAGTTCCAAAGTAACGTTCTCCGTACCGACCGTTACAGCCACCGTAGGAAGAGTATTGTAGTTCACTCTGCCAAGTGACGGGAACTGGAAAGGAAATCCTGTAAAAAAGTTAGGCCACATAATTACCCCCTTTCTTACCGGAATTAACCCCAGTAGTTGTTGCAACCACATCCGTAACCGCCACGACCGTATGCGGCATCACCGGCATAAGCGCCAAAGGCGGCAGCGCGGTAAGTGTCAAGGTTTACGCCGACAATGTTCGGATATTGTACCGGAACTGTGTTAGGCAACTTACATTTGATGCCGTCAACGTCGCTTTGTAATGCCTGTAATCCTGCTGCCAAAGGAGCAATCTGTTGACCTACCGCATTCAGGATAGTGGCGTTTTGGTTACGTTGAGAGATTTCAGCGGTCAAAGTGGCTTTTTCCGCAGTCAGAGAAGCAATCTTGTCTTGCAGTGTCTGGTTCTGCATGGCATCCAACTTGGCGATGATAGCCTGAGTGTTCGCCGTTGCACCGTCACGCAATGACAAAGTGTTCTGGTTAGCCGTGTTAACCAAAGTATTGGTTTGGTTACACATGGCAAGCTGGTTCTCATAGCCCATTGTGGTAATGGCGTTCTGCGTCTTGCAGCAGCAATCTGCCAATTGTGTGAGAACAGCCTGATTGCCGGACTGGAATGCGTTGATGATTTGCTGGGTAGACATGCCCACCTGATTGCCCACATTGGCGATAAGTCCTTGAATGTTACACAAGGCGCTTTGCAACTGCTGGGTAGAGCAGTTCAAAGAAGAGGCAAGCTGATTGATGGCGTTACCGTTACCCTGAATGGCTGACATCAGGTATTCACGACCCACATCACCGTTAAGCTCGGCAGGCAGACCGCCGCCATTGCCCAAGCGATTGCCGAAGCCGTTACCGCCCCAACAGAACCACAAAAGGATAATCCAGATGAACCACATTCCGCTTCCACCCCACATGTCTTGGCTGTTACGTCCCTGGTTCAGTAAAGCGAGAAGTCCGGGGTCTACACCCTTGCTTCCCATCAGGTTGGGTAGCATAGCCATAATGTCGAATTTGCTTCCGCCATTACCGCCGTTACCGTCCTGGTTAAAAACGTACGTTCGTTCCATAGAGATTTATATTTATACTAATTACGGTCAATATCAACCGCACAGCAAAAGTATAAATACGCAATCTGACATGAAATCAATTGTTTCCCAACGATTTCTTTATATTTTCCCAATATATTCTCAACATTTTCCAACCTTCCATGCGCTCTTGGAAATTGGAAATCATGTAGTTTATCGCACGCTTGGTCTTGTGGATTTGTAAGGCTATTTGAGACGGATACATGCCCCTTTCAACCAACAGCCGAACAAGCAGATAGCGGGCGTCTACGGTCTCTGTATCCTTATCCGAGGATAGTATTCGATTGACTGGAATTTCCGTCTCCTGCGAGACGAGATTGATTGTTTCGGCAAAGATTTCTGACTTACACATAGTTTTTCTGAATTTTATATTTATCTTTGCCCTGCCACATAGAACATGAGATTCAATGAACAAAGCATAAGACAATGCGTTGAAGATATTAAAGCCTCCAACGTGCATTGTCTTATGCTTATCATGTTTTTATGTGGCAATATTAACGTGAAACGTTGGGGGCTTTCTTTCTACTCTAAGCCCCCGAAAGAGCGCCAGCTTAAGCCGACTTCTACATCGTTAATTTCTTTCTTATCTTTATGGTGAGCCAAGCTATCACGAACAAAATACATGTAATGTTTATTGAGATGCTTACGCCGCCGTAATTGATTTTAAACTTCTCCCACCATGACAACTCTTTTTCTACGGGATAAGGCTTGGGCACTTCAATCCTTCTTATCCTTTCGATGAAATACGGTATCTTGACTATTACCGTTGCATGAGGGTAGATGCCCAATGAATGGTTCAATGTACCGTTACTCCATGAAGCGTAGCTATAAGCATACGGATTGCGAAGGAACGACGTTGTATCGGAAACCGACACGCTATCCTTGTACGGTATCAGCTTCTCTTGAAATGTAGTGTCATGGTAGATTATGCTGTCGAGGACTTTTGTCTCAACGGGCATATATACCGTCCTCATTCTGCAAGAACACACGACCAGCACAAGCAATATCATATACAATAGTCTTTTCATATCTTTTTCCAATTATCCTTTAACCAAGTGATTTCATCTTCGGTAAAGCTACGGTCGGCGATGATGATTTTGCCGTGGCAACAAACAGAAGTTAGCTCTATATTGCCTTTATTGAGAGCACCGCCAATTGATAGCATATCATCATCTGCACTTATTCCGCTTTTAATATCAATACCGTTATACTTGTTTTTTGTTAGATACGAAATACAACTGTCTGTAGTCGATGCAACATCATTCCAAGAACCAAAAGATTGTACAGCCATCACTCCATCTGGCTTAAATCTTTCAAATATAAATGCGTATTTAGCCTCAGTGGAAATGTTTCCTTTTGCCAAGAAAACATTTCTATTTTCAAACCACGTCCTATCCGCCATTACCGTGTAATCCGTTAATATAGGGAAACCGTAGCAGACGGCGTACATCTTACCATCGTAGCAGAGCTGGTTGGGGTAGTCAGGGAGTTGAGTAAAGCAAACATTATCTTGACAAAGGTCATTACAGACAATACCAACTCCAGTATTAGTTTCTACACTATAACTCATTGGCAATTCATAGATGCCGTCTTCATTTATAGCAATATCTACACCTCTATTCCCATTTTCATCATACCAACTATAAGTAAAATTATCATTAACTATTCCTTTTACTTCTACTTTAAAAGCTGGAATATCACTAAGGCTGGTGAACTGAAATAACCAACCTGCTGGATGTCCTGCTAATGAACAAGTTTTATCATCTTGTCTTTCTGTATATGGTAAATATGCTGAATTAATACGTAAGTCAGAAAGAAAGTCAAATTTATACACTCCCATTCCGCTATTCAGCTTCCCCTTACCGCCGTACAGATAGGCGTGGTTACCGTTGCCGCTAAGGTCTTTTAGGATTGATGTAGGGAGTTGCTCAATAGTAGCTTCTTCTGTTACTGTTTGAGGATTACAATAAAAGCCAAAATTCTTTTGAGCTCTAACGCTGGCAGGTAAATGATAGATACCACTTTTATCAATAGCAATAGTACCTACTGTACCGTCTTCTTTGTTGTATCTATATGTTATAACAGCATTGCCTGTATATTTAATATCGAATCCAGCAGTAAAACCATTAAAACCTCTAAAAGCTATGACATATTTTAACTCTGTACCAGTGGGAATAACTATTTTCTTGGGGGTAGAAGTAATACCTGTATTATCAAGCGTCCAATAAGTAAAATCTTCCACATAGGCCTCTATTACATCATAGTTAGTCATACCCTGCGAAGCAGGGTCATAGATAGCCTTTATTGACTCTTTTAAACCTTTCGGCCATACAAGACCACCGCCCGAAGCAGAAGGGAAACCGACAGACGGGATGCCGATAGTAGGCAAGCCGATTGTCGGGATGGTGATGTTGGGGATAGTGATTGGGTTCATAGGCTATTCCTCTTTAATCATCTTAGCTTCTAACACTTCTGAAGAGCTTCTGATTGTAATGTTTATACCATTCGCTATCCCTACGATGCGGAAAATTACATTAGGAGCACCGCTATTCTGGGATGCATTGGGATAAAGAGGAACAGGCTCCAAATCATCGATTCCCGCAAATGCGGTAACTAAGCCGCCCTTATTCTTTATCTGTATGGTAACGGGATTACCGTCGCTGACAAATGTTGCGTAATACGCATTCTCGCTTTCGTTCTTTTCAAATGATAAAATTTCTGCTGCCATGATGTTTACTTTTTAGAGTTTCAATACTTGGTTCCTGTTGCCTTCCCTTCGGTGGCTGACGTGTACCCATGAGAAGTTTTTCTCATCAATGACCTGGTCGAAGGGAAGCTTCAATTCTTGTATAAGATTGAACAGTCTTTTGTTCTCTTTCGGGGTATTCGGAGTACCGACAATATCAGCAGCACATCCATTCATGTGGTCGCTTGTTTTAGAGCCGCCTACCGCCTTATTCAAAGCAGGACAACGGTATCCGCTTGTTACTGTGATAGGTTTGCCGTAAGCCTCTCTTAACGGGTCGAGAACATTGTCAACCAACGCTTGTGCATTGGGGAGCAGCTCTTTCGGCAGTCTGTTATCTATAGCTTTCTTATCAGCCGTTTCGCTTTTAATCAGTTCTGTAATTGTAAAGTATCTCATACTATTTCTCCTTTCTAAAGTATTTGTTATACACCATGTGAGCCACCCAACCGACAACAGCGCCGACACCGAATGACACAACAGTAGTCAAGTTTACCCAAAACGGAGTGTAGTGCATGTAAAGCATAACTCCCACGATGATAGCGATAACAATCGCTGCGATAATCAATTTCTTTTTCATTTTGTTACTCCTTATCTTTAGTTATTATTTCACTCATATCTTCTTTCTCAACATCGAGTACTTTTTTACCGAATAATCCTAACGCTTTTAGTAAGTTGAAATTATATCCTTTGGGCTTTAGAATGTTACTTATGATAGAGCAAAACTCTATAAAGCAGACAAACAGGCATGAATACACATCAATATTCCACTTGCTTCCGGAAGCGATGTTTATCATCACCACCATACATACAAAAGCGAAGTAAGTCACCATCTTACCCATAGTCCTGCGGATAGCACTGGAAAAGCGCACTTCCTCGCCCATCAACAGGCTTTTCCTCACTCCAAATGCCAAGTCACACACTACGACTGAAAATGTCACTATCAGCCACGGTATCATGTGTTCCAATGACTGCATAATAAAGCTACTCGCTATTACCGAAAATCCCCCAGGTATGCTTTGGGTAATAATGTTGCCTTTCATCTTTCCATTGTTTGTATTACAATTATTCTTATCTTTGTGATGCGTTTTATAAATGTTCAATAAACGATAACCCGACAATAAGCATTATCTGGTAATGATAAACGTTTAGATTGATTCCTTGCATTGTTGTGATAACATAGATAAGGTTTTTTCACGTTGTTTGTTTATAGGGCAGATTTTACAATGTTTCTACTCATACATATATATGCTTATTGTTAATTGAAAGTCTGCCAGTCCCCGCCTTATTCGTGAGAATAGGACGGGTTTTATATCTTGCCGTAATAATGGAACCACGCTCCCCACTTCCGCTCTTTCAGATAGTTCGGATTGTCTTGGTTCAGTTTGGCTTCCATCTCAAACGCACTTGCACGGTAAGCGTTATTGTTTACCTTGCCGCCACCTATCCGTTCATCCGTAAACAAGTGGTACACAAGACTGATGAACCACTCCACGCCATACAGAATGTAATAGAATAGCGGAATAAGGAGCAACCACCATGCACTGACATTGAACGCCAGCAATGCGGACGGGATAGCCGCTATCTCCATGCACTCGAAGAACTGTTTCTGATGTGTACGCTCATGGCGTATGGTCGTTTCGGACAACTCTTTCAGCTTCGTAAGGATGAAGCCGAAGAGCATGATTGTATGATAGCTGCCAAAGAGGATAAATTTCGCAAATCGGTTGTCTAAAAAGATAGTTTTCATTGTGAATTGCATAAATCTAAATATTATTACCAAGTGTCTTAATCTCTGATATATGTAAAGTTTAAAACGTCAAATTCATATTCTGCATTTGAAATAATATATCCATTATCAGGTATAGAGAAGTTAGCGTTTTTTTCTTTATATATTTCGGAAACGTCAAAATCATAGAGATAGGCTAATCTGGATGCGTTCAAAGCTCTGCCACTCGTATTTTTAACCTCAATACTGGATGAGTTCATAGCACAAATAATTGCAACACTCCCTGGCTGTATACTTATTTCGTAATCATCTGCAATACTATATGATACAAACAAATTTATAGGCAAAGAGGAAGCATTGGCTATAATAAATGCCTGAAATTCATTAGATGCAAGGCTTTCATGTAATTTAAAAATATTATCCACTCCACCCCCCAAGATTTCAGTACTACCCACAAACAGCCCAGCTCCAGCCGAACCAACTCTAAGATTACTATTTTCGTTACTCATAATTGTTGTTTTAATCGGTTACACAATATACTGTATTGGCATCCTTAGAGCCAAGAGCCTCGTATTCGGCGGCGGTTTTCTTGGTGAGGGTGGTGAGATTATCTGACTTAATTAAATCTTTAATAATACACCAGCTATTAGCTTCAGTATTTTCTTCAATATGAAACCCAAAAACTTTACACTCAACTCTGGTACTATACGATAAAGTATATGTAAAACTAAGCTCATATATTTTGGCATTATCATCTTTATAAGCATAAATAGAATTACAAGCAATGCAAGAATAATTTCCATTTATATGAATAAACAGAGGCTTATGTAAAGTAATAATATGAGTTACAATCTGTTGATAATTAGTAAAAATACTTTTTACTAAATCAACAGCACTTGCTCCAGTAAAATCATTGTTTTCACTAATATATGAACCATCACATTCAACGGCAACTCCATAGTGAACTGTATCTACATAATCTTTAGTAGCAGGATGATAAGGCTTCGTAGGCGTATATTCCGTCTCATTGTCTTTAGTGAGCACATCTGACTTTTCAGGAACTTCCACCCAACCTTTATTTTTACGACCGTAGGCGTTACTGTTAGAGGGGGCTTCGGTCAGTAAAGACAAAGTATTCTTACTACACGTTGCGTTTCCACTCGATAAGGTGATAATAATGGAAAACGTATCATTAGCAGCATTAAATGTAATTCCTATACCCGCATTGTCGTTATCCGTGTATGAAGCCATGACCAACGAAGAAATATAGCTTATTTTCTGAGGAGACGTCACGGTCGGTACAGCCAGCACAACATCTTCATTATATGTTTTTTTAGCAATTTCCAGAAAGGCGTCTCTCCCACCGAAAGCATTCAAAATTTCATCAGATGTAGATTGACTTGTCAGTCTCATAACTTCGGAAGGAATATTTACTACACTCCCCGAACCGCCGCCCGCTATCTTCCCTTGATTAACCCAGTCGCCGTTTACCCATGCGTAGTAATCATAAGGGGCTTCCGTACCTACGGCCATGAACCCGTCAACTGCCGAACCGTCGGGAACGGCGGATTTCAAGGCTTCAAGGGTGGCGTATTCTCCGGCAACACGAAAAGAGCTTCCCGGTTCGCCCTTGCAATAAATACCCGTCTTGTCGAAGCTATCTGTTTCTTTGTTATACACATAGACATAATGGTCTGTTCCTATATAGGTCGGATTGTTGGCAACCTTTTCGGCATCTTGTGCGGCTGTATTAGCGGCTTCTGCTTTTTCTTCAGCATTTGATGCGGCGTTGTTTGCGGATTGAGTAGCCGTTTCTGCTTCTTCTTTAGCTGCGGTGGCATCGGACGCAGCTTTTGCCGCCAACTCTGCTTTCTCATTGGCGGTATTTGCGGCCGTCTGTGCTGCGGTGGCATTACTTTCTGCTTTATCGGCGGCTTCGTTTGCCTTATCAGCAGCTTCCAAAGCAGGAGCAACCAACAATTCAAGAGATGCTTTTACTACGGTAGGTACTTCTGTCCCGTTTGCCGGTTGATAGGCTGGAAGGGATGATATGTCATCCGTGCTTCCCGCTTCCGGCACTTCATTAACCCCTATGGATTCAGCCATAAGACGGGCAACTATTTCTTGATAATCCTGTTCAGTCCAAGCCATAATTATTATTGTTTATCGGTTACTTCTTCCGGTTGATTGGCGATAGCACGGTTGAGTGCGTCAATGAAGAAAGGTTTGCAAAAAGTATTTGCATACTCCTGTATCAAAGTCACTTCCTCATCGGTATATTCTGTTTCTTCACCGGAATTATATATCTTCATAGCAAGTGCATGTGATGCGATACCGTTACCGTTACGGTATAGTACATTAGCAAAATCTTCCCGGCAATCCTTGTTCTCACAATGTTTACGGGCTACATCTGTCGCAATCAGCATCTTTTCAAAGTTTATCTTTTTCATAATCTATAATCGTTATTCGGTTATGTTTACAGTCCATGTTGAATAGTTCATCTTATGGAATATTGCTAAACGATATTGGTTTTTGAATGCCCAACGGGTAGTGCTGCTACCGTTTAAAGTTCTTATGGTTTCTCCATTTTTGGTATTAATCCATGCATCTCCATTCGTGTTTTGAACGAATATAGTGCTGCCCATTTGCCCAAATCTTCCTTCACTGGAAGACGGTAAATAAAAATTATAAGTACCGCCGCCTTGATTCATACACCAAGAACAATTATATGTTCCACCGGCAGAAATGGTATTTGAGTTTAAAATCAATGGGCAAAAACCGTTTAAAATAAGTGCGGAATTATTTAAAATAGCAGGAGCTTCATCTAAATATATTCCAATTCCGCCATATGAATTTCCACTATGTATTTTTAATCCGCAAAAATCAGACGTGTAACCTTTAAGGCTGATTGTCGTATATTTTTTTGCATCTAAAATACTTTCCTTTTGCAATCCAAGTCTTGCTGATATTTGCGGATTAATTCTTTGATACGAAATACCTTCATTACCTAATACCATGCGCATGGCATTATATCCGCTGCTTATGACAATGTTACCGTCTGATATGCTAAAGTCTCCAATAAAACCCTCATCAGCATTTATCTTTCCCGAAAAATCTCCGTTTTCAGCAACCATATTTTTAGCTATCATGGTGCCATCCGTATTAATAAATACGTTACCATTAGCAGAGACGGAACCTTCCAACCTGATATGTTCTGACTTTAGCAATATTTCATCCGCCGACACATTAAACAAGGACGAGGCTTTTATTCCGTTTTCAAACTCCGCCGCCGCCCAAATATCGACACCATCCGCAGTGGTTAACCATCCTGCGCTCTTGCTTTCAAGATTGGATGTTCTTTCCGCTACCGCTTCAATCTTTTCATTGGTTTGGCTTAGCTGGGTTTCAAACTTTGTTATCATGTCCTCGTAGGCATTATCGGTCAACGCCAACGAATGTATGTATATGTCCCCTGTAAACTTCAACTCAAAATCGCCCGTTCCGTCCCATGTGCCGGAATACTCCTTCATTATATATTCTTCACCTGGTTCGAGCTGTTCGGTGAAATGCAGGTTCTGACCGGGAAAGCCTATCGTAAGAGTTCCTGCTGTAATCACCTTGTATTTAAAGGAGATAAAGAACTTTCTTAGTTCTTCTCCTTCCTCATAAGTCGGCTTATTGGCTAAATCAGTATTAGATTGTTTTATGCCGGAAGAAAGTATGCGAAGCACGTTTCTATCTCCGTCTCTGATAATGGCAGCCATAGCATCCTTACGGGAGTAGAACTTTCCATTCACCAATAAGAATTTTCCGTTTACAGTGAAAAAGTGAATGTCATTCTTCGCTTCCCAACCGTTCGTATTGGATGCGAATGCTGAATTGTACAGGTAGTTGTCCTCTGCCTGTATCTCGTCAAGCACTTTGGAGATTTCCGAATAAATAAGGTCTTCCAATATCTGGAACTGGGTCATAATGTTTATGCCTGTTTTCAGAATAAAATCACCCATGAACTTGTTGCCTTGCGGACTGATAACCGTCACTTCCTTGCCCGCCATTGAATAGGAATTTATTCCGGCGTATTGATGAATACTTGGCGCATCATCACCATACACAGACAATGTTATTGCATTCTGACGCTTCTTATCTGTACGGTTACCGAGTTGTACAAGGCTGTCACCTTCCTGCGGTATGTCACTACCGGCATCACAGTCTGTCTTGCTTAAATCAATATAATCCTCGCCAACACCTACACACAAACGCCAGTAATAACGGTTGGAAACATTCTCGTAAACACCCGGTTTGATGTTGAAGTCTTGAAACCGTACCTGGTCGCCTTCTTTGAACGGGTTCTCAATAGCTGTTTCTCCATCATCCACCAAAAGATAGCAGCGCCAAAAATCTTCATGCTCTTCCACCGTTCCGCATTTCATTCCGGCGGCAGTAAACATGTAGTTCCCCCCTGCATAAGAGAGCTTCTTTATCTCCAGTTCAGAGAACATCGCTTTGATACGGACAAACAGTTCATCTACTTCAATGTAGGATTTACCCGTCTTGCTGTCTACTTTGATGACAAAACCCTCACCAAGCGCACCGGAAGAAAAGTTCATTGATTGGATGTAGTCAGAAAATAATCCGCCTAAGAACTTTATTAAATAACTGGTTTGGTCTGGCTTGGTTTTATTTAAAAACAGCTTGTCACCAAAGGCTTTAATGATTGATTCCACTTGTTGGGTAGTCAATCCGCCACCGCCTTGCCCGCCTACAATAGAATCTATCTGATTCTGTATTTTTTCTAAAGTTCCTACAGCCTTATCATTGCGGAGAGTGATACCATATGTCGGAATAAGTCCGTCCCCTTCTTTTATCGTAAGGCTGTCAATGATAATGCTTCCATTGATGTTTAGGTCTTCATCTTCAAATAGCATCAAATCCCCTTCTTTTATGCTGTCGTGCAGTTCAGGATGGCGAGCCATAAATATTTCATCCACCTTAGGCTCATAGGTATATCTTACATAATCGTTTTTTGCAAGATATTCTTTGGAAGCTGTTAGCAATCTTTGGGAAGCGGCTTTTATGTATACATCCGGCATATCAATTCCCAGAAGCACAAATTTATCTCCGGCCTTTATTTTGAAATCCTTATATGGAAAATACAGATTTAATCCCTCATCATAGGTTCTGTTGCAGGTTAGAACCCACATATTCCCTTGCTTTATGGGCTTATCAGCATCTCCGAGTATTTCAAATTCACGCCCACCGCACATTCCGCTTTTCATGGATATGGTAGCAGTTTCCCCCGTCAGATAATCGTTTATGTCAAACCCAATATCTTTAAGATATATCTTGAATGGCGGGATAGTTTCTCCTTCTTCGAAATATCCATCATCTGTAATTGCTGTATTATCTTTATTTACGGAATCGGTGGCAATTTCATCCAACGCCCCGGTGGCATTTACGCTTATTCCTGCATCTATTAATTGTTGCGCAGTCATTCCTTCCATTGAAGGGTATATTTCCGGTAGGGAACTGTCGCTTCCATCAAAGAATACCGAGCCTTCCCGTACTCCGATAGCATCTATGTTTTTGCTATCAAGGTATGGGTCGAGCGTCTTTCCGGGAAAATCAGGAAGCATTAAGTTTTTAACGGCCATGTTATTGGGAACCAGTGCGCCGGAAGGTCTTTTGTATTTTCTTGGGACGTTATCGGTTTCAATGCCGTTTTCTATCCGTATTTTAGCACCGATACGAACATTATTCTTGTCGGATTCTCTGTTCATCAAGACGTAGCACTTCCCAAGGTAACTACCTCTTCTCATTTTATAGGAATGTCCGTTGATTGTTACATCGTATAATGTTGTATCAGACAGAAATTTCATGTAAAAGGGGAGTGTCACGACAGCGCCGTCTATTACATGGGTGTTTGGATCGTATCCATAAGATGCATCCTCAATGGGTGCTTCTATGATAGGGCTACCATACGTAGTGTAATAGTTATAAGGCAAGTTTCTCGTACTACCGTATGCTCTTAGCCGAGTAATAATCTTCTGCGATGAATCCGCAGTCTTTTGTATGGAATACAATCCTTTGCCTTTTCCATATCCGAACATACTACCTACGGCAATTCCGGCTGTACCTATGGTTATTGTTCGCCCTCTTATGATAAAGTTTGCATTAAACTCGCTGTTTACCAATGCGAGTGCATCCCATACATTTATATTACTTATTGATATGGACTTGTTAGTGTCGTTCACATATTCAGGATGTACCGCAACCGTCCATTTTTGTTCTCCTTTATAGATGCGGTCAAGGTTTACTTGTATCCTTTCTGCAAGGGCGTTAATATTTTCGGCGTAGAAACTGAATGTAGGTAGTGAGGAGTAGTGGATTAAGTTATCCTCTTTTACATAGTCCAGAAATTCACATCTCGTAAGCTTGTCTGCAAGCGAGTTGAAAACCACGTTCTCATACTTGAAAGCCTCTCCGTATGTATTCTTGGCAGCTTGCTTCAGTTCGGTAGGGTCGTAGTTTATTTCAAACCTTTCTTCACGATATGTCAGATAGTCTCCGACTTCAAAATCAATAGGGGTGGGGGACGTAACGGTAATGTTAACGGAACAAGCTCCCATGAACTCTCCGTTATATTCCAGCTTCTCGGCGATACATCGCTGAGTTTGCCCATCCTTGCTATATATTATAAACCGTCCCATTATACCGAAAGAATAATTTGTGTTTTGGGGTCGGTTACCCGAAATGTAATATTAAAAGTTACAACATCTCCCTCATCCGTATTACGAACGAAAAGGTCATGCTTTATGGATTTGAAATAAATTCCTTGCCTGCCTATTTTAGTATAAGTGTCATAAACCTTCAGTTCAGTTCCGTAACCATCTTTCCCAATCAGATAGTCCAGGAAGGCGATAATCTTTTCATTGGCCGTCCCCATATCCCCTTTATAGGCAAACTCTACGTCCATATCATAGGCTTGCATACAGAGTTCTTCGGGGAAAAAAGTGTCTTCCCCGTCTTGGTCTATCCAGTCTCTTTTAGGCAAATCCTTAATCTCTCCATATACAGTAAAAGGGAAATCCTTGCACACAATTCCCCATTGGGACTGCGTATCAATAACAGGACTTCCCAGTTTACTTTTTTGAAAATAGATACTGTAAGGTTTTGCCATGTGTTATTTTGAGTTTGTGTCGTAAAAAACAAAAAGAGCCAATCAACGGTATATCCGTTAATCAGCTCTTTGGCTTGTATTATCAATACTGCAAATATATGGTGTATTTTCTAAATAATCAAATAAAATATTAGAAAATTACCGTGATTTGCACGAAATGTCTGTATCTAAATAACGCTCTTCTGCTTTTTGATAAGATGTCTGTTTAGCGCTTTCAAGTCAAAAGGTTTTTGTGTAATGATAGAGTTGGTTTTAATGATTGTCATACTCTCTCTTCCTACTAATTTCATTATTTCTATTTTTTCATACTGTATGTCTCTGATTATTTTTGAAAGTCTATTCCTTATGGTGTTTATATCCATAGCTCTACTTTTTTAAGGTAAGACATAGGGAAATGTCGCCTGATGTGGCGGTTAACGACAACACTATGCCTATTTAATCTTGTTCCAGTGCAACCGCCACGGAGCAATGGTAAGACAACGTTGTTTACAAAACAAACTTACGCATTTTTAGCTGTTGTTCAAAACATAGCCTTGCTATTATTTCATTTTTCTATTGATTGATAGAGCTATTCAGAAACTTATTTACGAAGTAGACCTGCCCTTTTCCCGTAAGTTTTGTCGTAATTGTAGTATGTAATACTCCGCCGCTACCTGAGCGTACTCCTTTCTTTATCTCGAACAATCCCTGTTCTACATATTGTTGATTCGGAATGTTGTATCGCTCTCCATGCTTACCTAAATACCCGTTTTCACGCATCCATGCAAATAACCTCTTTTCTCCGATAGGGTATCCATTCTGTGTGATAATCTTTGCTAATTCTCCGATTAAGCAAGAACTATTCGCTGATTGTACGGCATTGGTAAAAGCTATGGCGGGAGTGGCTTCGGCAACTTTCTGTTCTGCTTCAACTCTCTTTTGGCGTTCCTCTTTCAAATTCTGTAATGCTTGTATAGCGAAATCCGGATTAGCAAGTAGTTGCTCTATGGTAATATCTGTAGCATAGATTCCATACTTGCGTATTGCTGGCAGAACTTCATGTGTAATCCATCTTCTATACGGTTTTACCTTGTTACTGCTACTGAATAGGAGGACTTCATAGAAACCCGTCTCGTTGATAAATGTAGCCATTGAGTTTCCGATAATCTCGAAATCGGGGTTTAGGGCGTGTAAATCAATAACTTGCACATCTTCCTTATCTAATCTTTGTTTCACAGATGATGGATTTGTCAGTTCCACAACCTTGCATACATCTGCCAAGCAAAACAAAGGTTCATTGTTTTCGTTCATTATAATTCTTACTTCTCCGAATTGTTCGTTTTTGAAAATCTGAATATTATTTTTCATAATGTTACTTCTTTATATTAAATGAAAAGGGGAGCACCAGCCTAACCGTATAAAGTGGAAGTTTACGAGTTAGACCGATGTCCCCAAATATCTTTATCTATGCAGAACTTCCACAAACTGCAACTGTGATAGCTATCTTGTGGAAGCAAAGTTATTAAGCATTTGAATATCAGTCAAATGTTAATTATTTCCCTTTTAATCTTACTTTGATAAAGATGAAACAGAATGAAACAGCGTGAAATAAAATGAAATTGATTACATGATAAAAAAGTTACTTTATTCACTAATTTAGATGCTGTATATACAGTACTCTAATTAACGTTTCATTCTGTTAATTCAATAAGCGGATTATAGTTCCTTGTTAACAAATGGTAATTATTGTGATACTCATAACTTTAAGTTATTAAATAATTAATTGTGTAACAGACTATTCCTGCTTAGGTGTTAGTCCCATACTTGCCATGTCAAACAAACGTCGTAAGCAATTTGCCGATAGCAAAACCTTCTTTCCTGATAAGATGTAGTCTTTTTGATGGATAAACCACTTCTCAATAAAGTTTTTACCCTCTTTTTCGTCGGCAAAAAATAATTGGCTTATTTCATTCAGACTGCACGGATATTCTGCTCCGGCGTTATGCTTGTTTACGACATTACGTACATATTCCTTTATTTTAGGGATAGGGGTGGAGTAGGTGAGCTTATTTGTTTTCATATTCTTTCCTTTAAATTATAATTTATCTATAGCCAACCCGCCAGCCGTATTACTGGCGGGACATCGTAACATGAACGTTGGTCGAAACCTCAACATGCATCTATGCTAACATGTGGCAATATATTCTTGTTAAGTCTTCTAAGGTCAAAATTCGGTTTAGAAGCATTTGGGTTGCATTTTTTGACAGACATAGGAGATAGCATCCTCATTATTTCCAACTTCTCCTTCTGTATATCGAGTATAACTTCATCCAGTCGCTTTCTTAATTCTTCCATATTCATTTTGGGTATAGTTGTGGCTGTCGGGCATTGGAACCGACTGCCGGATGATTAAAATAGCGTGATTAGTATTTTCTCATGCAGACAACGAGTAAGGTTATAATGGATATAACAACGCTTATAATAGCCAATGTTAAATTCCAGTTTATAGGATTGTATAAACGAGGGTTCTCAAACAGATATTCTTTTCCAAATTGAGTAAGACGTATATCCCAGACTTCACCATTAACCAAATATGTGCACCTTACAAGCCCTTTGTCTTGCAGGGAATGTGCGGTATGTGAATACCCTTTACGTACTACATTACCGGGAGCATTGGCAAAGTTCGTATTTAATATACGTATCACTTCCTTTTCTGATTTGGAAAGTCTTATTCGTTCCATAACCTCTTATTCAATAAGGTACATCCAACAAACAACGCAAGTAATGTAGATACGGCGGTAATCGTTGAAAGAACAATCAAGATGATGTCTTTCCACGGAATAGGATTTTTCAGCATGGGGTTGTATTCCATGTATGCCTTTCCTTTTATTGTAAGTTTTGCCATATACACTACTCCGTCTTCGTCAGCCTTATATGATACAAGTCCTTTTTCTTTCAGAAGGTCAAGGGTTGTCACAAATAGAAATGGAGAACAGTTCAATGGTAGCTTCTTGCCATTGATGCTGACACTTCTGAACACAGCCTTTTCTTCCTTTGACAACCTTATTCTTTCCATAACCTACTCGTTTTCTGCAAATTTACTAAATAATACGCAAAAACATGTTATGCAGCAGGGTCAATTTCACCCTTAATCTGCTTTGTATAGAAGTCCTCGTAAAATATTACATAAACGTTCTGCGTCATCTTTTGACAAAATAGTCACTATTTCTGCATCTTCGTTTTCAATGCAAACTGAAATTTTCATTTCTTCATCGCTCGTAGTTGAATATGACTGACCTATGGTAATAATAACGCCATTATCACTATTTATACTTTCATAAACAGAATTTTTAATCTTATCTAAATTCTTGAACATTTGCTTTTCCATAATTATGCAGTCATTTTAGAGTTATACAAATCAATTACAAATTTACGACCTTTTTCAGTCCAATACATGTGTTCCCTTGACTTTTGAACACCGTTATCCAGATATGGGTGTGGCACATGCTTTGTGTAACCTTTGCCCCGGTACTTGGTATGAAGAAAGTAAATTCCCGATTGTTTATACTGAATATCCCAATCGCACAACAGCTTGTTCAGCTTGATTGCTGATATTTCAAGGAAGGCGGCTATCATGTTGGTAGTAATAAGTCCCTCGCTTGACATGATTTTGTCGAAGCTGTCACCTTTCGGGGCAAGTATCTTTATCTTTTCATCTTTGACGGCGATTTCGTCTTCCTTCTGCTCGATAATGATTTGATTGCGCATGTTTTCAGCTTCAAGCTGCTTTAACCGTTCCTCTCTCTTGGCAAGGGTGGCTTGTGCAATGGTAAGGGCACGTGCCATGATTTCTTCGGGAGTGTCGTTTGGGGTGGTGGAGATGTAGCCGCCAGTGGTTCGTACTTCGTGAAGGATTTGTTTAACTCCTTTCTTGAATTGTTTGGCGATTGGCTTGCGGGATTGCATGAGGACTTCGTATAATCCCCCTTCTGTAAGCATCCAAACTTGCTGATTTCCACCGGGGGTCGGAACAATATTCCGAACCTTTTCATCATCATCTACAGATGCTACCAGTTTATTAAGGCTGCTTTTGTCGTAATCAATACATTCTGCAATCTCTCTTGCAAGGAACATAGGAGTTTCTGCTGTTCCGTAAACGGTGAATTGCCGTCCACACAATTCGGTTTGTTTTAGGACTTGGATAGAATTTGCCATAACTTTCAGCATTAAGTTATAATATAGGCAACAAAAAAGCGGTTACCATATACGCTGCTGAAAGTTGATGGACTTCACCCCGAAAGGCTAATCTTAACTTACGTATAGGCAACCGCCAATATCCTAAAGTATGGGCATAAAAAATACCCATATATAAATATGAGCAAATTAACCGCTTGCCCTGCGAGATGATTAAGCTCATCAACTTTCAGCACTGCAAAGATAAGTATAATCTTTAGAAGTGCAAACTTCTTATTAGAAAATCAATTACTTTCGTTTATTTTCTAAGTTTTTGTGCGAATATATAGAAAATATACTCATTTTTATGGTTTAATATATTATAAAAACACAAATATGTTCCATAACATATAAAAAACATTGTAATAAAAAGTAAATAATATAGCGTTCAATCAAAGTGAAACCATTAAATTTGTCGCGCATTTTTAACAAAATACATGCTTTATGAGTAATAAAATATTTTTTCTGCTTTTTCTATTTTGTGTTCTTATATCTTCCTGTGAGAACGAAGATGATATGGTAACTTCCATAAGTTTGGATAAATCAGATTTGACTTTAAAACCCGGAGAGACTTATCAATTTGTAGTAACAGGCTCTCCTTCTAAAGCTAAATTACCTAAGATTAATTGGGGGATATATCCTGTAAATGCTAACAATCATCTTGCGAAGATTGATTCCAATGGAAAACTGACAGCTTTAAAACCGGGAAACTTTACTGTGAAAGCTTGGATTGGAGACGATGATATAACGGATTTACTATATGTTGGGAATGCAGTAATAAAGGCTGTGTGTAATGTAACGATTGAATCTATAGATGCCACAAGTGTATCCATAGACAAGAAGGAGATTGTGTTTAATGGAGAGCAGAGTTTGACTTTAAATGCTACTGTCGAACCTCAAAATGCTACAAACCAATTGGTTTATTGGGAAATAGATAATTCAGAAATTGCAAATTTAGAATTTGGCAAAGATAATTCGGTTATTGTAACAGCATTAAAGGTAGGAGAAGCTGTTATTACAGCGCGTGCAGGCTTTAAATCTCCTATTACCTCAACATGTAAAGTAAAAGTTAATCCTGTTGCCGTACAAGATTTTTCCTTGCAAGAAACTAAGAAATCTGTAAAAGTAGGAGATGTTTTTACTATAGAACCAATAGTCACTCCTATGTATGCAACGAAGGAAAACATAAAATGGGAACTCTCTGATGTAAATATTGCAAAGGTTAATGAAGATAATAGTATATCTGCTTTATCTCCCGGAAAATGCGTAGTTAAAGCTATTTTAGAGGATGCAGGATTAGAGGCTACTTGTGAACTGACAGTAGAGCCTATTTTGTTGGAATCTATAAGTTTTGATAATTATATGTATAAAGTGGAAATAGGAGGACGGAAACAACTGAATGTTGCATTTTTGCCAGAAAACGCAACTAATAAGAACGTGATATGGGCTTCGTCCGACCCTGTGATTGCTCCGATTGATGAAAATGGAATAGTTTTAGGAAATACATCAGGAACGGTAAAAGTCACGGCAACATCAGAGGATGGCGGGCATGTGGCAAGTTGTACTGTTTATGTTGTGTCATTAGAAGATATGATGGATGTTTATTTCCCTACAGCCTCTTTGATTATTAATTCGGGATATTATACAGGTGTTATGTCTTGTGCAATAAAAAACAATAGTTCGCAAACAGTAAAACTCACAAGGTTTTATGTATATTCAAGTGGAACAAATAGTAGACCCATAGATATAACAGATTTAGCTTTATTGGGGGATTTACAAGCTGGTGAAACGAAGGCCTTGCAATTTAATTTATCACATGTTTATGAGCCTGCTTTTATTTGGGTATTTGAGTGCAATGGTCGCGAACATAGTACTTATGATAAATATAAAAAATAAAATTTATTACGCTTCCAATCATCAAGTCAAGCGGAGTTTCTCCGCTTTTCTTGTTTTGTGGCATATCGTTTGTTAGACCGATTATGGTAATATTGCCACAATATTATAAATATGAGAAAGTATGGGAAAAAGCCAAAAGACAAAGACCGTGGAGCTTAACAGAAGTTCTAAAACTGGACGGTTCGTTACAGAAAACTACGCCAAAAGACATCCAAACACTACGCAGACCGAACATCGTCAGAGAAAGAAATAGGCAGCATCGCTAAAATCTTTTTCGTAAGAAACTCAATTAAGTAGGAATAAGCTTCGTCATTATCACTGGTTAAGTTTATTCCTGCTTTTTCCAATGTAAAGTTGGCGATGTGAAATATCTCGTGCGCCAATATTGACAGTCCTTTTATATCTTTCGGTAAATTTGGCATATACAAAATCATTTGTCCGCCAGGCAATAAAAAACTTTTTCCCTTTTCTTCTCCGCTAATCATGGAAACGATTTCGGAAGACTTCTCGCACCCAAATATCTTTGATAGTTTTGCCTTTAAATGCTTTTTTTCTCCGAAGTGAACCATTACATCCCGGTCATAAATGTCTATGCTTATTATCTTATTCATAATGAATATGCTGTTTGTGCTTTCTATATTATAATGCAAATATAACTAAAAATAATCAAGATGCTGTTCTTAAACATACGAATTATCATTAGGAGTATATATTGTATTTAGATTTTCGTTTTTTTTGTTCTAAAAGCAGTTATATGGATAATAACAACTTAGAAAATAGAATTGAATTTAGTAAGACACTCGCCTTTAAAGTAGATGATGATATGGAGGAAAATGATACTACTTTAATTGATTGGAAGACAGAAGCCATAATAACGGGGTATACTTGGGCGTATTGTATAAACAAGCCATTAGGGAAAACAAAAAAAGATAGCCCGTTGAAACCTACCAAGTGAGCTACGCAAACACGTAGCCTTTCAGTTTGCAAGGGACTATCTTTTCTGCTACAAAGAAAGTCTTTTTTTTGAATAATGGCAAATGTGAAGGAGATTATTATAGAACAATAATCAAATTAATAATTAACCTTATTCATTCGTTAATAGGATTTGTTAAAAAGCTGATTTACCTGATATTTATTTGTTTATTTGTTTGTTCTTTCGTTCGTTCTTTCCTACATTTGTTGCATGAAATAGTTGTTGTATGGGTAATATAAGATTAAAACAAGATTGTCGTTCGTCCAAAAAGGACATCTCTGATTTAAATAAATCTAAATCAGGGAAGAATTTTGTATTGTCTGACATTCCCAAGGAAGAACTTGATAAAAGGAGAATACCCGTATATTCATATTTAATGTAAAATGTATATGGGAAATTGGAGCGAAAAACAAGAAGAAAAAAGAGAAGGAAAGGAGAAAGACAAGACCAGACGGGAAAAGCTTGCAGGGTATTTCTTTGATACTTCTAAACTAATTCTTGCTGGTGTTGTTATTGGTGGTATAACTCCTTTGTATTCTGACAATGCAAAAGAAATAAATTTATATGTAATCATAGCCGGTGTAATAGCTACTATATTATTGGCATGGATTGCAAATAAAATATTAAAATAAATATTATGACACAATTAGGTTTAACTTTTACAGTTATAGCTATAATAGCAGCAGCGTTTGCTATCTGGCTAAATACCCGGAAGGGCAAAAAATGGCTTGCAAGTTTGTAAGCAGAAGGATAAAAAGGGAACAGATAAATTCAATATCAAAACAATATAGGGATTGTAATGGAAAGCAAGAAAGCAAAGTGTTCTTCAAAGCATCCACATCGTATAAAGCCTAAAGGTGACAGACTGGGATGGACTTTGAAAAACGAAGTCAAGCACCCATCCTTGCGTGAAATTATCGGAGAAGGAAGAATTGTTAGTGACTCTTGCTGCTTTATTTCAGCCTCTACGAAAAGAATTATACAATAAAGCCAGACATTAAGCCTGGCTTTTTCTTTGCATGACATCCCCATCGGTTTCCACAACACAATCTTCTCCATGAATATAGACATATACCGATGCTATATCCTTTTGGATAACATTTACTTTTGCCCGGTCGTACACATTAATGAATACCTTGCAATACTGAGAGCAGTCAATGGTAACTTCACTGTCATGGCGCACATAAACATCACATACGGAAAAGCCGTCGAATAGGAGAGTGCCTTTGCAGTTCCCGTTCAAAACAGCTATTTGTGGTATATTACGTTTCTGTACATCTTCATCCACGAAGATACCGTTTTTGTGAAGAATATCTTTGTCGAAGTTTTCCTTTATGAAAGTGTTGGTAGGGTAATTGTGCTTAATGGCAAAATCAATCCCATGCAGATACTTGTCAATTAATCCTTGTTGGGTAGGAGTTCCCCATGCTTGTTGCCACGGCTGGCATAAACCAAATGTGATTGCTTGGTTTAGTAATGTTCTGCTTAAATCCTTTTCGTTCATAATATCTTATATTTTAATTTTTCTACTACCTCTGTCTATTACAAGGTTTAGCATATCTCTAACTTCTTGCACTAAAGCAACGTTAGTTTCGGTGTTTTGGGCACTTCTTAACGTATTATTGGCTATCGCTCTTAATTGCGTAAGCTGTTGTTCTGCAATAACATTATATTTCGGTAATATCTCATTTCCCCATTTTTCAAGCAGAGCACGTTTTATACTTACATCGGCACGGATACTGTTTAAGTAGGAAGCCAAAATATTAGCGGTGTCTTCTGTTATGTTTTCCTGTATCCCTTTGGAAAGTGTATTTGAGGCACTTGTCTCTTCAAGGCTTATTCCCATTTTTTTTGCAGCGGCATTTAGATAATCCCATATCTTTTTTGAATCAGAGATTGTGCCTCTAAGGCTCCCAAGTTGTTGCATTAGCCCGGCCGCCTCTTGTTCGGTTAGATTGGTTCCCCCCGCAGAACTATCCGTAAATATACCTTTATCTCCAAATAAATAGTCTTTCAGTTTGTTCATGGCAGGCTGGATAACATTCAGAGAAATCATACTCTTTATGACATTGCGCATAATATCAGCCACCGTATCATCAAAAGCCTTTGCCGCATCTTCTCCGTTGGCAAATGCATTAACTAACGCTTCTGATATTTGGTCTGCCCAACCTTTTATGTCTATACCAAACTGCTCACTTGCCAAATCTTCATAGAAGTATTTGATTTGTTCGCCCAACTCGATATACTGCTGTCGGTAGTCCTCTATTTTAGAACTGTCAGGGTCTTTTTTATCTGCCTCTGCCTGCGCCTGTTTTATAACCTCTTCTCTCTGTTTTTGAAGATTGGCAATCATTTCTTTGGATTGACTTTGAGTAACAGCGCCCAATTGCCGTTCAACGATAGATTGAAGATTTTTGTAATCATTAGAAAGCTTCTTCACTTCCAATTGGGAACGCTGAATTGCTTTGTCAAGCTTCTTGTCATGGGCTTTGGCTATACTTCCTATAATGCCGGTTATTCCACTTACCACACCTGCCGCCCCTTGTGCAATAGCCATCGGGTTACCGGAAGATATACCAGCGAAAAGGGTAGCACCGCTTTGGGCGGTATTCAATAATCCACCCGCAACTTCTTGCACAGTACTTAGAGTGTCTCCCATGCTGTCATTCCCTAAGGCATCAAATGCTGATCCCAAATCTCCCAAAGTACCGATAAGAAGATTAGCCATGTCGACAACATCTCCAAAGCCTACTTGAACTTTGTCGGAAGCTGTATTTTGTTCGTCTTGTGCATCAGTAACTTCCCTTTCCGCATCAGCTAATGTTTTTAATTTAGGAGTTAATTTATCGACGACTTTAGTCTGGTAAGATAAACCGCTATCTGTTTTCTTGGTTTCGGTATGACTTGTTTCTGAAATACCGGTAGTAACTTCACCGCCATTTTGAATAAACCCAAGCTCTTTTTGAGCCTTTTTCAGCTTTTTGGTGGCTTCTGCATACTCTTTTATGCCGTCTGACAATGTTTTGAAAGGGTTTCTGCTTTCGCTTTCATCGCGTAGCTTTTTTAAAACATTGACAAGCTCCTTGAACTCGTTAACTTTTAAGCTTTGTCCGGTCGTATTTTTAAACTCTTCCAGGTTCTTGATTAGCCTATCAAGAGTTGCAGAAGATAGTCTATCAAGGTCATCAAAGGTCTTAGCCCAGTCTTCCGAACTTTTGAATTGTTCAAATTTGGTTGATGCAGCATCTTCGCTCGCCTTCTTTTTCCTTTGCGCTATAAGTCTATTTGTGGCTTCTTCTCCTAATTGCCCTCTTTGGCTTTCAATATCTGCCAAGTCCTTTTGAAGATTGCGTTCAATATCCTTTATTTTTTGGGCATAATCTTTATAATCCTCTATCATGCCTAAAAGATTTTCAAGGCTTTCTGAACGCATCTTCTTACTTTCCTCGTTGATTGATTGGTATAGCTTCAGAATAGCCCCTTCCCCAAATCGCTTCTTTACATCATCCTCTTTCATGGCAAGCACATCTGTAACAGAGAATTTACTGCCTGTTTCAGCAAGTGCTTTAGAAAGCTGGCTTCGCAAATCATCAACCATGCTTTTAAATGACACTTCTCCACCAAAGGCTATGTTCATGGAAAGAGATTTGTTTCCGGAAGCATTAAACAGCTTTTTGTATAAATCCCACTTTTCTCCGGTTTGGGAAATATACTTTTCTATCTCCTTTAAGGCATTATCAACTTCTTTTTTTGCGCTATCAATTCCCGCCTTGTCAATCTTGACACCAAGAGAAATGTATAAATCTTCCTGTTTTTCTTTACTGCGGTCTAACTGTCCTTGAATGTATTTGTAAGCTTTGCTTGGGTTGTTCAAGTCTAAATTAACACCCTTCTCATCAAAAACAGATGAAAACTCGGATATGCCTTTTACTCTTTGGGTAGCCGCTTCGTCTCCTTCTATTTTTCTCCATTTCTCATAACTGGAGATAGCTTTATCTATAAGGTCGGCACGGCCTTTCCATTGTTCAGCGATAGGGTCTTTTGTGTTTTCTGTTGATTTTCCTAATACGCCAAGAGTATCCATGATTTTTTTTGATACATCGAATACCTTTTGAGCATTACGAATAGTATCTTCGGAATAAGGATTTCCTTTCTTAAAGCCTTTTAGTATCTTATCAGCATTTTCTCTTTCTTCCTTTATGCGTTTGGCGTATTCTTCATAAGCCTCATCGTCTTTTGGAATAAGGCTATTCATGTCACCTGCAATTTCTTTGGCTGTAGTAAACCATGCGGATTTAGTATTTTTATCTATATCATCAGTGGCAGATAGAATGGTTAGAAAATCTTCTTTTGCTTCTTTGACAATGGAGCGGGCAATTCCTAATTGGTCTTTTGCTTCTTTCAGCATTTTGGTGTCCATGATACGTCCGTCACTTGCTACTGAAAAGAGTTCGGCATATTTAACACCTCTTTCTGCTTCAAAAAGCCCTTGATATGCCCTCTCCAAATTTATTCTTGCAGTTTCTCGTGCAGTAGTCCTTGCTGCTCTATTGGACATATTTAATAATTCTATTTGTCCTTTAAGGAGAGCCTGCTCATAAGACATGCTTTTAAAAATAGAAGGGTATATTTCTTGAAGCCTTTCGTAAGCCATTCGTCTTGCATCCACGGCTTTGGATATATCAAACATTGTGGATATATAACTATTAGCCTTGTTTTTTGCTTCCGCTATTTTTTCATTTTGCTCTTGAACTTCAACATTGAATTCGCGTATTGTTTCTGCGGCACTTTTAGTCTTTTCTCTTAAGGTTAAATAAAGCCCCACTAATCCACCAATGGCGGTAATTGCTATTACCCAAGGATTGGCCTTCATCGCTGCATTTAATGCCCATTGGGCTACGGTTTGCGCTTTTGTTGCTGCTGTAAGCCCTTTTATAGCTCTTGCCCTGTTTACAATGGTTTGAATAGCCTCTATTTTTAGGCTTGCTTTCTCAATGGCATTCACGGCTATTACAGTCGTCTTGTAAGTTCCATAAGCCCCTACAAGCGTACCAAGTATAGCTGCAATAGTTTCCCAATGTTCCATTAACTTTGTAAGCATATCCAAACTATCAGAAAGCACACCACTATTGCCTTCCGCAATGTCAGCCATCATCACATCCCATGCGTCCTGTAAGTTACTCCATTTGCCCGCAAGACTTTCCGCAAGAGCTTCCTGCATATTATAGAATTTCCCACCTTCATCGGTCAGCTCCCAAAGGACATCTTTTACCATTCCGAAACTAACTTCTTTCCGGCTGATTTTGTCAAATACGTCTCCGGCAGAAGTTACCACTCCCGTAAGTTTAGTGAACCGTTTCGCTAATTCATCCACCAAAGGAATACCCGCTTCTGTAAACTGCCTCAATTCCTGCCCACGGAGAAATGCCGCACTACGCACCTGTCCGTACGCCAATATGATACGCCCCATATCGACACCAACACCTGCGGAAATATCGGCAAGTCTCTTGGTTGTATCATAAAGTTCTTCATACGGAATACTATATGCAGAAAGCTGTTTGGTATATGACGCCAATTCCTTGAACTGAAACGGAGAAACTACCGCCAAATCCTTGATACGGTTGAATATGGTTTCAGCTTTCATGCTATCTCCGATAATGGAAGTAAGTGCAATGCGTTGCTTCTGGAACTCTCCGCCAATAGTATATAATCCCCTAACAAAACGCTCTATGCTATAAATGGAATACACATTGGCGATTTGGTTTTTCAATTCCCCAGCTATCCGTGATTGAGAAGACATGGTACTGTTCGTCCTCTTCATTGCTGCATTGTGTGTATCGGAAGCCTTTGCAGCCTGCATTCGGGCAATTCTAAGCTGTTCAAGGGCTTTTTGAGAGCTGGCGTAAGCATCTGCACGTTTCATTTGGGTATTTGCATAAGCATCCGCACGGATTGTTGAAGACGCTGCCTGGGCAGCTCTTAGTAATGCTTCGGATTGTTCACGCCCCCTTTTAAGACTTGCATTCAGCTGCTCACGTTCCTTTTTGATACTGGCATCTAATTGTTCTCGTTCCTTCCTAATGTCTTGAAGAACCCTCTTGTATGTCGCATCAGCATCCATACGTACTGTTGTTGCAAATCCTTTAACTCCCCTTAATTCATCAGAAGTCATCCCTTTCCCCTTGAATGATTCCATGAAACTCTTAATACTTTCATTATCTACACCAAGCTTTACCTTGTAGGTCTTGTTTTTCAACAAGGCTTCTGCCTTGTCTTCAATTTCCTTTACATCTACCTTTAGTCCAACCTTTGCGCTGGTCGCAATGTGCATGTTCACAAGTTTTTTCTTGATGGCTTCGTACTCTTGTTCTGTATAATTTTTCAAGTGAACGCCAAAATTCAAATTTCCGAGGTCTGCCATGTCAATTATTGTTTTGTGTCTTTTTTGATAGCGTTAACGCCGTTTACCATAAAATCATTGAGGGAAACTCTTTGTCCTTTCATTTCCCGCTCTTTTCTCTTTGCTTCCCACTTCCTTTTTAATTCTTCCATTTCTTTGGCTGTATGCGTTTTCTGTTCTGCGTCTACTTTGTCATATACCACAATCGGGGCGTCACACATCAGAAGCTCATATTGGGCGCATGTCAATACCCAATCCATATACCAATTAGGGATATTAATCATTCCCCAAAGAAGAATTAACGGACGTGTCAGTTCCGGGTGTTTTTCTCCGTTTGCGAATGCTGCTCCTGCCGAAGTTCTTGAAGGATACGTTCTGCTTCCTTTCTCGTCATCGTCATTATCGTGTCTCTCATTCCGGTCAAGAACATGGTAGCATTCAAGTATTCCAGTTTCTGCAATTCCACTTTTTTTTTACCAATGACAACGACATCGGTTAGCTCTGTATCTGTGTACTTTTTCCACAGCATACGCCAATATATCCAATGGAAAAGCCTTATCTTCCACCAATTATTCAGAATAATGAGAGAGGCGCATTTGGCAGTGACTTCATCCTCGCTTTTACAGGAATGCAAGACATGGGTGAGCTTTCGTATTGTTCCACGGTGCAGCCATTTTATACCGAACTTTTTTCCTTTTATCGTAACGTAATCTACGCTGTTCTCCAGTACATCATCAAGCGTTTTTTGTTCTGATGTGGTAGGCTGATTTATTGTTTTATCGTTCATGCCGTTTTTTATGAGAAGTTGAAAAAGAAAAGGCGGCGGCAATAATGCGCACCGCCATGTTGCCTAAATAGTAGAACCTTCCTGTGTGACTTCTACTTGCCCAAATTCTGTGGGAGTAGATATGTTTACAGTAGCCGTTCTTTTGGACGCTCCGCTATTTTCAGTAACCTTGACCGTTACCACTTTCCCGCTGACAGATGTTTTGCACCAAGTTTCTGTTGATGAAGCGGAAACGGTGCTTTCTTTTGTTGTAGCGGTAATGGTCTTCCCTGTGTTATCTGCCGTATTAGAGAACGACAGGGAAGTAGGAGCTACGGTCAGGCTGCTTTTTTTGTCAAGAAAGCGATATTGTCGTCCGAAGATGCGTCTGATACAGCCCCATCCTCAATTTCAATGGTTCCGCTCAATGCAAAACCGAATGGGGTAGTGGAAGCATTTTCAAACAAGGGACGCGCGTAAATAGCCATTTTCTTAACAAGCAGACATTTTTCGGCATCATCACTCAGTAAGGCAAAACCGACATTCAGCTTTTTATTGCTAAGTGTAGCGGAAAAACCGGAATAAGCAACTCCGTTCACCGTGGCATTTGAAATATCATTGGCTTCTCCGAGGAAATACTCTACCAGTTCCTTGCTCATACTCGGAACAGTGGCAGCAAATGTAATATCACCCGCAGTACTTGTCACCGCCCAGTCTGCCTGCAAACCGTGTACTTTTGTACGGTTAAGCGTCGGCTCTGCTTGGGATAAGGTAAGCGTGTCTACAGTAACGGGCAAATCAAAATCCGGTTCTACAGATGCAAAGTCTGTAATGCCCCCTTTTACCAGCATAATGGATGAAAGTCCGCTGAATACGTCTTTCAACTCTTGTTTTGTTTTCATTGTCATAATCAATAGTTTTAATCGTTTTTATTTTATATTTATTTTATCACAAGGTCAGCTCTTATCAATGTTGCGCTGAAACCTAAACCGTCACTACCTTTCAAGGTCAATTTAGGATTGGAAGCTGTAATAGCTTTGTCGCTTATTGGGAACAGGGAAAGAACTTTCCCTACAAGACTATCCATTTTTCCCAGGTCTTCCGCTCCGCCTTTTTTCTGTCTTACATATATTTCAATGGTACAGTATGTACGAATATTGCCAAATCCGCTACCATAGGTCGTTGCAGATAATAATCCGGGTAATGATACTACGATGAAATCATTCATTTGCTTGGCTACGGCTGCGGGGCGGTCGTTGGTAAAAATGCTATCGCTAACTGTATTCGTCGCATCAAATAGTGATTTCAACGCATCCTTGTATTTAAAATCCTGTTCGTATCCCATATCACTTCATCGGCTTAAAGGTCATTTTAGCGATACTTTCCGCATAATCAAATGTGTCCGATAATACATTTAATCCCTTTTTTGATTCCAGATAGTTGGAATATTCTGTACCAGTACACATTACTAATCCTACGCCATCGCTCGGAGCTTTGTATGCTTTGAGAAAATCAACAGAGGTGGTTAACCCATATTTCCCATCAGTATCAATTAAATTGTACTTTTTAATGGGGATGAATTTCCCGCTTTCATAACTTTGAACCATTATCACGCCAACACCATCACCTCTGCTAAGTTTGGGACGAGTGGGATTTTTCAGTCCTTGTGTTACTACAGCAGTAATTATACGAGATAAACCACCTTTATAGTAGATTCCAACAGCCAATGAAGTTAAAGTGTTTCCGGTTACATTATGGTACTGGGCTGATATTACTCCATCCCTAAGAAGCCTTATTCCGATTTCTGTTATCCTATCTAATAGGTAGGTGTCAATAACAGAGTTTATCTTTTTCTTTGCCTCTTCCAAGACCTTAACATTATCATCCATAACCTTAATTTTTAGCCATATTGAAATACAATGTAGTCCCCATTTCAGTTGCGTAACAATCCGTAACAGTACATGCTTCAAAAGAGCTACCGTAATCGGTTACGTCCACAAGGTCTCCCGCAAGAATACCTTTCACAAGACCGGGAATGTCTATCGCATAATCACTTTTTATCACATTGCTTTTTGTGAATGTCCTTAAGCTGGAACTTCCGTACTTGTTACATTCTCCTTCATACAGCACTGTTTCGCTTCCCTCATCAAAAGATGTTTCTCCGGAAATACGATATACCTTGCATGTATGCGGAAAACGTGGATTGTTTATTTTCATAGCGGGTATCTCTTGTTCATGTTCATGCCTAAATTGATAATCCTGATAGATGATTTCCGGACATTCTCTCCATACAATGCGTATATGTCATTAGCCATCTGCCGAAGGTTGCGCTTGTCATAAGCGGAGCTTTGTGTACCGCCTTCTTTGTGCTTCCATACGCCATTGGCATCCTCTACGCTTCCTGTTACGCTGGGAGTACTTGCACACCACATGTAAAGATCTGCCCGACACAAGTCTTTTTGACGCTTTTCTAATGTCGCAACATCTGTTCTGGGCGCAATCTCCCTGTCAATCAATATTGTATTGATAGCACTATCTGTAACTTCAAAACCAACACAACCACGAAGATAAACTTCAATGGTCGTGTTAGTGATTGTATTTTGAGAACCATTCATGGTTATTTGTCTTTAACGTTCAGATAATAGAACCAGCGTACCTTGTTCGGGACAACCAAACCGGTTACTTCCGATTTAATTACTTGTGTCATGGTTTCGTCGTTGAATACCTGTCTTATCAAAGTACGACCGCCATCATATAAGGCTGTGCGTGCTCCCGGAGTTTCCATAAAGACAGGACGGCCGCATTGTACATCTCCCAGTGATTCATTGGGAACGTAGACAAGAACACCTTCTTCAAAGCTTTGCAAGTTTTTGTATTCCATTTTTTTGGAAGTCTTGTTGAAACTTTCCACAACGGAAATAGAATCAATAACTCTGATTTCCGCACCAATATTCGCTTCAATGAATTTCTTGATTGTGTCGTCAGGCACAAGGTTGGCAAAGGATAGCTGCATGTTCTTATCAGAAATATCCGGACGGGTTGCAACGGCGTACATCTGACGGAAATACGGCAAACTTATCAAGTCTTCAAATGTTGTTTTTGAGCATTCCCAGTGTCCGGCGGGAGCAAAATCTTTTTCTTCTGCATCCCGTCTTACTTGGCGCATAACCCTGATTGGGTCTATTGTGGTTCCGACAGCGGTATATTGCGAAACCGTATCATCTGGTTTCTTGTACCATACAGAATCCTTAATGTTTTTCTTAGGGACACCAAAATCTATGGTCAGGGCTATTCCAAGAGGATTGTTTGAGGCATTGATTACGAGTTGCCCCTTCTTGGATACTACTTGATTTCTTTGATAGAGGAATGTATTGTAGTTACCGCCGAGAAGGTTATCCACTCCATTGAACAGTAGTTCCATGATAGTGGATTCTATTTCGGGAGTGGAGCCGCCGATGGCGTCCATCAACATCATCTTCTCCCTTAAAATCTTTCTGCTTAACGTAATCTCATGCTTGAAGGTTGGCAAACCGCCCATATTCAAAGACAGCCCGTCGGTTGATTTGGTAGCACCATCACTGTCAATGTCTACATAGGTAGCCAATGTGTATGGACGTATTGTCGCTTCAATCTGTTCATATGTAGGATTCAGAGGGATATTGGGATTCAGTGGGAATCCCATTTGCGAGAATGTTTGTTCTGCATTGTATTTCTCTGCGAACATGTCGTTAATCCACGATTCTAAGGGCTTATTCCCGGTATATCCCAATGCGGCAAGTCCCCTTCCTACAATATCATAAAATTCTTTATTTCTTGTATACATATTACACTCCTTTCTTATTCATTGGATTCACGCACAAACTCAATCATAGGAAGATTGGCTTCCATAGCCGGAAGTATAGTTGCCCCGACCACTCTGTCTGCATAAATTCTTCCGTTTCTCACCACGGCACAAGTAGCCAAAGTGCATCCTTCAGGAATACATACATCTTCAAAGGTTAAACCGTTGACCGTTCCGGTTATGTCCGTCCAATTACTTGCGGTAAATGCTTCCGGGGTTTCGATTGCCGTTTTATTTTTGTAAATCTTACCCGCTTGTTCCACAATATCGCCTACCGCATAGGTTTTTGTGGCCTCGTATGCAGGGCCTGCAACCACTACCACTTGCTGCCCGGCGCCCATAAATTGCACAGGAGTGCCTGCTCCGATTACAGTGCCGGCCGGATATTTGGTATGGTCAATCGTACCACCCCCCTGATACAACTCCCTTACTCTCGACCATACTGGAAAATTACCGCCAATTCCCGCTTGGTATTGGCTGATGGTGTTGAAAGTTCCTAATTGTCTCATTTTTTGTCAGTTTTAAAAATGTGTTTGTTATTTTTTACCAGGGAGCTTTCCTTGCGCTCTCATGCGTTCTTTGAATGCTTCACGGCGGCTGTTGGTCTGTTCTTCGTCGAGTTGGGCAAAATTATTTAATACCGGAGATGCTCCATCTCCGAAGATAGCCTTGTATCTTTTTTCATAATTTTGCTTGGCTGCATTTACAATGTCCTCCACCTTCATGCCTTCTGTGAAATTCACGTCTGAAATGGCAATGCTTAGGATTTCATCGTTACAGATGTTTTTCCCGCCGTTTTCAATTTGAGATTTCAATTGATTCTTTGACGCTTCTTTTAAAGCTTGGATAGATGCGGCGTTTTTCTCCGCTTCTCTATCTTCTTTCAATTGCAAAAGCTCCTTGCGCATCTCTTCTAATTGAGCGGTAAGGTCTCCCTCTTTAGTAGTTTTGCCTTCATCGGAAGGCTGCTGAGGTTTGTAGTTTTTCTTAAAACTCTCAACTTGTGTTGCGACATCATGATTGTACTGTCCTTGTAGTCCTTGCAAGAAAGATGTGGCCTTGCTATAATAAGTGTCGTCAGGCTCCGTTCCTTCTTCCAATGGATTTAACTCTATGTACTTCATTAATGTCTGTGACGAAAGACTGGTTTGTCCTAATCTGGTCGTCAGTTCGGATAAGATTTGTTCTTTCTCCATCGTGTTTTAGTTTATGTTATAAAAAAAAGAGCCTATCAACGCTTTGTGCGCCAATAAGCTCTTAGGCTTGTATATGCAAAATTACTATCCTTCTATTTTTACACTAATAAAATTACGACACCTTCGGCATACAGTTCTAAATAAAACGCTTCCACGTATTATTTTTACATCTGTAAGTTTTTGTCCGCATATGGGACATATCACAAAATTTCCTTTTTCACTGGTCTGTTTTTCTTCCAGCTTGGTGTCTATCTTCATCATATCACATGATTTAGTATTGCAAATATATAGTATATTTTCTAAAATACAATGCTTTATATTTATTTTTTAATGGAAAATATTAGAAAATTTATAATAAATCGTATATTTGCATTATATATAACTCATAGAGCTGTGATTCAAGCCGGAGTGTGCGGATTTATACTGCATACGCCGGCTTATTCTTTTTTATGGAACACGACAGATTTGTACATACCAAGAATGGGGATAAGGTGCTTACTTATGCACAAGTGGAAAAATTTCGTAATGATAAGAAGCCGCTTACAACCATTGCTCAAAAGGGTTGCCAAGAAAAGTTTTTGGCATCTCCAGCTGATATTACCATATTCGGCGGAAATAGAGGCGGCGGGAAAAGCTGGGCATTGCTGGCGGAAGTTCTAAAAGATATAAAAAATCCCAATTTTGCCGCTGTCATTTTAAGAAATGAAAAAGAGGATTTAAGCAATATAGTGAATAAGTCTTATGAACTTTTTTCCCAATTTGGAAAATACAATCGGTCTATTTCAGATATGACTTGGAATTTCCATAATGGCGGATTTCTAAAATTTTCTTATTATGCAGACTCTTTTGATGATTTTGTAAAACGATTTCAAGGGAAAGAATTTGCCTTCATAGGCATAGATGAGATTACGCATTCTGACTTTTCAAAGTTTAAATATCTCGTTACCAACAACCGTAATGCTTACGGTATAAGAAATCGTTTTTATGGTACGTGTAATCCCGACCCTGATAGCTGGGTAAGGAAATTCATAGACTGGTGGATAGATGACAATGGAAATCCGATACCGGAGCGGGACGGAGTAATACGCTACTGCTTTATGGACGGAGACCGTCCGGAGGATATTTACTGGGGAGATTCTGTGGATGAAGTCTATGAACAATGCAGAGGAATTATAGACAAATTACTTACTCCAAATCTTGTGGAACAAGGATATGATAAATCCAATTTTGTCAAGACTGCCACATTCATCAAAGGAAAGCTCGAGGAGAATATAGCCCTTATATCTTCTGATCCTAACTATCTCGCTAACCTCGCGCAGCAAGACGAAGAATCCCGCGCCCGTGACCTTGAAGGAAACTGGAATTTTAAAGCGGCCGGCGACGATATTCTTAAAATTGAACACATGGAGCGTTTCTTCAACAACTCCGCCCAATATGGAGATGGCAAACGTAGAGTTTCATGTGATATTGCATATGAGGGCGGAGATAATCTTGTTTTGTGGTTTTGGATTGGCGATCATATAGAGGATGTATATGTTAGCCGGGACAACTCTAAACGTACGGAAGAATGCGTTGCTTACAATCTAAGAGAATGGGGAGTTATGGAGAAGAATTTTGTTTTTGACTTGAACGGCCCCGGACAGGATTTTAAAGGGAAATTCCCCGATGCTGTAAAGTTCAATAACATGGCGGCTCCTATTCCAACGACGAAGGCAGATGAAAAATCAATAAAATATATCTATTCATCTTTGAAATCGCAATGTGCAGATATTCTTGTTAAGAAAATAAAAGGTGGTGAAATTTCTATCAATCATGATTTGCTGTCTCGAAAGTTTTCCGGCAACGGTTATCCGGAAATGACACTTTATGATATTCTTATGAAAGAACGTAAGGCTATTAAAGATGCGGAAACAGACAAAGGATTTGCCTTGATAAAGAAAGATACCATGAAAAAATATGTTGGGCATTCTCCCGACTTTATAGAAGCAATGATTTACAGACAGATTTTTGATATAAGAAAACAACACACTAAACCCAAAGGATTATGGAGAATATAAGTACACGACAGATTATGGTACGCCGCCCGTTTCGGAGAATATTGCCAAACGGATACAAACAAGCGGCGGGGGTTATATCTGGCAGCTTGTCTGTCAATGAACCTTTAGACAATCCGACATATCAGATAATAACTCAAATGGATTTTTTAAGGGAATTTGAGCCGTCTGGGCATGCTATAAATGACCCATTGGTATATCCGGACAGATTAAGACAAGACCCTGAAACAAAGGAATGGTTTAGAGAATCCGTTATCAGATGCGCTTTTGCGTTTCAGAGGATTATAACAATCAAACACTTGGTGCATCTTTGTGGAAACGATATTCAATTTGAGATGGAAGGGGATACCGAAAATGAAGAAGTAAAGGATACATTTTTTAAGTTTCGGACTGGATGGGCTGTAAAGGACATGGAGATAGCATGGTATGAAGCAGCAAAATCCGTAAAGATAACGGGAGACGCAGCATTTGTAGGTTATCTCCGAAAAGGAAATTTCTATTGGAAAGTCCTTTCTTTTGAGAAAGGAGATACGTTATATCCTCATTTCGATAATGTCACAGGAGAACTTACATTATTCGCCCGTTCCTATTCCGATTTTGACAATGATGGAAATACAGTTACAGACTGGCTTGAAGTTTGGGATGAGAAATATCTTCGCCGTTTTAGAAAAGGGAAAGGGGCGTATAGCAAAATAAAGCAAGTGATAAAGAACTTGTTTGGATTAAGCGGATACGAGCTTGTATCTTTTCAGGAGCATGGATTTACATTTATCCCAGTGGCTTATCACAGAAATGAAGCCGGCGCTTGTTGGTCTCCTTCACAAGATAGCATAGAGCAATATGAACTTGCTTTTTCGCAGTTGTCACAAAATAACACAGCTTACGCCTTTCCTATTATGTATTTCAAAGGCGAAGGGGAGAACATTAATATAGAGGGTGGGATTGATGGCACTATAAAGTGCATATCAATGGGGCCGGATGATGAAGCTGGGTATCTTAACAAGCAAGATGTTTCCACCGCATTTACAAAACAGCTTGACACTCTCTATAAATTAATTTATGAACAGTCTTTTGCGGTTATTCCACCGGAAGTAAGAAGCGGCGACCTTCCGGGTGTAGCCATAAAACTTCTTTATTCTCCAGCTTTTGAAAACGCCATGAAAGATGCGCAGGAATACAACCATCTCATTGATGATATGGTGAAAATATTCACTTATGGCTATGGAGTGGAAACCGAAAACCTTATTGACCTTCAAAATTTGAGCGTTTATGCTTGGATAAAGCCTTATATTCATCTGAACGAATCCGAACTTGTGCAAAACCTTGCAACTTGTGTTCAAAACGGCTTCTTATCCCGGCAGACTGCAAATGAGCAAATTCAGATGTACAGTAATCCTCGTGACTGGGATAGGATTATAAAAGAAAAGAAGGAAGAGCAGCAGGCTGACCTTCTTTACGAATTGAAATCCCGGCAGACATCCGCTACAGATAATGAAGTTGAACATAATCCGGCAGGAGACGATAAACAATGAAGCAACCTACACAAAAACAGATACAGGACGCAAAAGATTTTATAAAATTACGTTTGCAGGCTGAAATATCTATGCAAACCCATTTAGAGGAACTTCTTGTGCAAGCGGCAAGAGAGATTATAGATATATCATTCAAGTACGATATTCAACCCTCAATGTTTCGTTTCTCCGCAAATGAAAACTTAAGGCAGGACGTTAATGAAGTACTCCGTAAGTTGCGTGAGTTGATTTACGATTACACGGAAACCCTTTCTGTATATGATAGGAAAGAGGAAAGAGACGAGATTGTAGATTTTATAAACCGGAAAGACCACGGAAAAACATTATCAGAGCGCATCAACATTTATTGTAACCGATTTCAGTACGAGGTGGAAGCTGCCATTGCAGCCGGTCTGATAGCCGGAATTGGAAAAGATAAAATAAAGGATGGTGTAAGGTCTTATCTTAATGCACCCTATGCGAACCCTTATTTTAAGAGTGCGGTCGATAATGGTGAAGCTTCTGCCACACGTATTAAAACAGATGGCATAAGTTATGGGGTAGGAAAGTCTAATTCTGCTTACAACTCGTTAAATACCCTTACCCGATTTGCCATAGGCTCTGCATGGATGTGGTTTTGGGGAATTGAACATAAAAATAAAGGATATACAGGTTTCTACTCATATCGTGGGAGCAGCTACCCATGTTCCTATTGTGATAGCATGGTCGGGTATCATCCTATATCTGAATATCATAATCAATGGCATATAAGATGCTGTTGTTATTTTGTGTTTGTATAACTAAAAATTATAGTAATATGTTGAGAGGAAAAGAGGAACAGATTTCATTCAGCCGAGGACTTAGTGGAGAATGCAAGCGCTCCAGAATAAGCTTTAAGGAAAAGGCTTTTGCTGACCTTATTGCTATGGGATGGAAAGATAAAGATGCTTATCTTATTTCAGGTCTTTATAATCCTGTATATTCATCTAAAGTAAACGAAAAAGAGATGAATAAACTATTAATGGAAGAAGAACGGTTCATGACTTATTTAACTTCTATAAGCCGGAAGATTCAACGAATGCAAAAGGCCGTTGAGAAAGAAGCGGATTTTCCGGTTGATAAAGTTAGCGATGAGGATATTGCTTCCGAACTATCAAAGGAAAACCAGCTTCGTAAACTTATCGCCGCCCGTAAAAAGTATGACGGGAAAGAGGGATGCAAGGAGTGGATAGACTTGACGAAAATGATTGCTGATATTACGCAAATCAAGAAGGACGAGATAAAGGAGGAAGACACCACTGTACATTTCTATCTGCCACTTTCATGCAACAACTGTTCCTTGTATCTTGCTGCCAAAAAGAAAGCCGGTGGATAATACCCGGCTTTCTTATACTTCTATTTATTCCTATTAGCCTCAAGAATAGGCAAATTCGTTTCTGTTGGTATATATATTACAGTTTTATCATTAAGGTTGGCTTGCTGGCGTACCCACAAGTATTGGATGTATGCAGGGGTTATACTCCCATTTTCAATTTTAATAGCTTCTGCTGCCCCTTTAGCTCGTTCTATTTCTGCCTGAGCATTTAGTTTTTCAGCCTCTAAGTTGGCCTTTGCTTCTTCAATTTTTATCTTGCGGTTTTGTTCTGCTTTAGCAAATTCAGCCTTACCAGACATCTCTTGTTGCCAAACATTATAATAGGGCAATGCTACAAAGCATCCAATAGTCAATAATATAAATGCGATAATTGGTAAAATAACAAACTTTTTCATAATGTCTAAATGTTAATATGGTTTATTTATCAGTTTCTTTCTCCATTTTCTTATTCATAAGTTTACCTCCAGTTCTTTCCCGGTCAAATCGAAATATATGTTTTGAAGCTGATGAAGGTATTTCACCTCTACATTACAGATTTGGCATCTATTTTCGATGTCATTAATAGATAGAATGTATTTCTTTAGTCCGCAAATCATAATGTTCATTTTGAATTTACCATTACGATAAGCATATCGGACAAAGCAAGCATCGTCACATTCATTCATTCCGCACTTCACTAACAATTCTTCCGTAAGAGGAATTGGTTGTAAATCCTCAACAACCCCATATAAGAAACTCTCGTTACAGTCTATGTCGTTTTCAGTGCAGTAAAGCCCATCTTCTTTTTATATATTTCACCAACCCTGAAATTTTCACAATCAGAAGTTTTAAAGACATTACCAATCCTTAATTCCCTAACATCAATCATAATAACTATAATTTTAAAGTTTAACTGTCAGTTTTACCATGTATTTGAAATTTTTCTTAATCTTCACTTTCAGGGCTTTTACCTTTCTTATCTTGTTCGTCTTTTCCCATTTCTTTTTTCATTTCATACATCTGCCTTTCCTCTTCAATAATCTTAGCGTCTTCTTCGTCAGATATAGGTTTAGCATCCGCACGGTCAAGGGCGCTCCCGATTGCCTTTAATACATCCACTTGCAGCTCCACATCAATGCAGTTAGCCACATACTGGACGTTGCGCACTATAAGCATTGGCAGATTGTCGACCTTATCTTCTATAGGAGTATTATCCAGCAACATAAAAATCATGCTTCCCGCCCCATATTCAACGGAGAAATCTCCGCTTACTGTTGATACCTTAATAAAAGGCAAATCACCTTTCTTGTACTTGACAAAGGTCATGTTTCCGATTTGCGTCTTTCCGAAATCCATAGTTTATAATATTTAATTAAGTAAATCTTTTAATCTTCATTCAAGAAATCATCGTCCGAATATTCCCAGCCTTCAAACAGCCCTGTCTTTGCTTCTTCCGCAATATTGGGGACATGCCTCATAAAATTGTTACCAATATCTTCATTTCCACACCATAACGTATAAGCGTTGCTGTACCCTTTATCTGCACGTTTCTCGCGCGCATATCCGAGGGACAGCATGTCAAGCCCCAACTTTCTTTGAGAAACCGGAACTGCACCGTTCTTTTTGCAGAACCGTTCGTAATTCTTGTATATCTCCGAAGATGTCAGTTCTATGGGACTACTTCCTTCAAATTCTTCCGGCTGGCACTCTTTATATTTGAGATATTCCGATATACTTCCGTCTACAAGTTTTCCATCTTTCCCGGTAACAGTAGACCGTATTCTTTCCAGTTTCAAATCAATCTTCCCACCCAGGTTCTCAGGCATTCGCCAGTTATTCTTTTTTAACTCACAAAGCCCCTTTACTATCCATGCCATTATACCGGCATATTCAGGCTTCATCCTTTCCGCAAGCATGGTATCTCTCTTTTCTACGGGTATTGTCTTGTCAAAGTTCAGTACGAGAGCACGGCGCTGCATACTTTCATCATCAGGGTCGTCCCGATTAAGAAAGTCTTTAGGCTGCCAACGGTAGTTGGAGTTACACAGCATGATAGGCGGTCTCTGCATCATTGTGATGTTTCCGCCTATTCCCCGACAGGCAATCGGTTCTCCACTGGATATAGCCTTGATTATACTCATATCCTTAAAATCCCCGCGGTTACTTTCCGTGCAATACATAAGTCTTTTCTTTGACATGGAATAAGCGGCACGCAGTTGCTCGTCCCCGCCTCTTGCAAACTGGCTCATCTTGATGTTGAGTATTTCATCTTCCCCGAACATATCCTTCAGAACCCTGTAAATAACGCTTTTCCCATTCGCTCCCGTACCCTGCAATATAAGGAAATACTCGAAACTGATATTCTTCCTGTTAACAAGACAAGCGCCGAGGAACATCTGCAATATTCTTCGTTTGTGCTTCTCCGGCAATACTCCGTCCAACTCTTCCGTAGGTATCCAGCTCTCTCCAAGAAAGCTTCTCCATGTAGGACAGTTGAATATTTCCTTTCTGTCATATTTGAAAGGATACATTTTTACGCAGTCGAACTTAGGAGAATGGGGATAAGTCTTTAAGGTATTCATGTCAACCACGCAATTAGTGAAGCACATAATACTAAGGTCGGGTTGCAGCTCATGGTCTCTGATAACATTTATTATCCGGTTCATGTAAGCATACATGTTTTTATTGGTGCGGTCACGGGCTGCAACACCCATTTTCTCAAGCCACCTGTCTACGGCGTCATAAAGCACGTTGTAGTCCATATACTCGTATATCTTTCCGGTAAACACATACAACGGAACGCGATAATCGGCAGTGTCTCTCGTCGCCACGCCATACCCTTCCCGGAATAATTCTTCAAGACGCCTACCGTATCTGTCTATACGTTCCGGATTACTCGTAACCAAAGATATGTCCCTAAATGTAGGGGCGTATTTATCACAATGCTGTGACAGCAATCTAAGCACATAATCCTTTAATTCCCTTCTGTTCATTATATGTCGCTAATTTTGTGTCAAAAAGAACATAGCTATATCTGCTATAGGCGCATTTTATAAAAATAGCCTTTTTCTTTTAATTATTAAGGCTAAATACATATAATCATGTTCTTTATCTTCCTTATGCAAATATACAATTATCTGATAATAAAACAAGTGAATTTTCTAATAAATGTGGGTGAAAGTTAGAAAATAAGCTATGAATACCTGTTTTATCAGAAAATGCGGAGATACAACGGTTTTCTTGTTGTAAAATATCGTTACAAGTTGATGAAAATAAGGGAAATAAAAAATTTTTAGGTAAGGTGACTACGCCCGAATACTTTACATAATATAGGGGTGGGGTGGGGACTGTTTGGCTGGGTGTATGGGTGCTAATTACTGTGTAGTAGTGTGTTACGGTTTATATTATCTATATAATATAAAGTTTTGATTTTCTTACATTTCCCCTGCTTTCCCATCATTGGCGAGAATTGGAAAACAACACAACGTAGCCGAAGACACCCACCAATCATTATAAATAAAATCAATATTGTAAATATGTGATATAGATAATATCTATTAAGCATCATACTCCATTAACGATCTGTATTCATTTGTATTTTCTATATATAATGTTTGTAATATAGACAAAATCTATTGACTTTAAACGTTTATGTTTATACTTGTTGATATTATATATTTACATTTATTGGCACTGTGTTTATGTGTTGTAATTAGTTGATAATAAGATATTTAATCGTATGTTATTTGTGTTTTAAAACATGTGTATTTTAAGAAAATATTTTGCAATGTTCTTTGCTGTTTACGATATAATTTGTATCTTTGTAATGTAAGAAAGGGATAGATATAAGGTCTGGTTCTTACAAGCGTTGTTTATATTATGAGATAAAAAAGGAGCTGCAAGTACGGCAATACTCACAACTCCGAAAGAAGGGAATAACCAAGAAAAGTACATCCCACTCCAACGAGGGCAAAAGTACTCATCTTGGTTATCACTTCCAAATTATCCTCTTTGAAACTCCGCTATAGTTTGAATTATTAACAATTTAATATATATCATTATGAAAGCAATGAATTTCTACACCGCAAACGGTTGGGCTGGCTCAAACTATGATAGCAAGTTATCTACAAAGGAAATCGCCGCAAAGGTCAGGGCTTTTGCTAAGAAGAATTTCCCGTGTTTTAAATTTTCTGTCCGTACTGAATGGAGTATGTACACAGATTCGATGTATATCGAGTTAAAGGCAGGTACTTGCCTTCCTTTTGTTGAAGGTTCAAGAAGTGCGGAACGTGGTTATATGTCTACGATGTCCAGTGTAAAGGCATGGAAAGATGAATTAACGCCTGAATTATTTACGGTTCTGGATGCTGTTACGACTTATGCAAGTTCTTTCCGTTATGATGATAGCGACGGGATGCAAGATTATTATGATACTAATTTTTATATTCATATAAAGGTTAGCGATGAATATCAGGTAATAGAGCCTAAAGGCAAGAAGAATGCACCAAAGAAAGAGCAGGAAGAAAGTACCAATGTAGTAGAACCCGTTACGGTCGAAGAGCTGGAAATGGTGGATTATTCCGAAAAAGCTATTGCGGTGTTCGGTGACACGAAAGCGATAAAAGAGCAGTTAAAGGAATTGGGCGGACGCTTTAACCCGTCTTTAAATTACAACGGTGAAAAGCGCGCCGGATGGATATTCAGCAAAAGACAAGCGGACAAGGTGCGGGATTTGCTCGCACCTGCAAAGGGCGAAGAAGAAGCGGGCGAAATTACGGTAGAAGAATACCCGGTTGAAAATATCCATTTAACCGAAACGGGCAACTTTAACGGTGTACGCTATTACGACATTGAAGGCGCGGGAATTATAACCAGCGCGAAAATACGTGCGGATATACAGCCGGGTGATGTTTTCAACGTGTACACAGCAGAGGAGCGCAAATACATTGTAACCTACGACGGTGCAAGCCTGGAAAGTAGTTTAAATAAAGATTTACCCGGCATAATTGAAACGAATAACAACATAGAGGCGGGAACGTTGAGCGCTTCAAGTTTTTACAAGCCGATCCTTGAGAATGTGGAGTTCTACGAAAAGAAAGCAAATGACGAACGATACATAACGAGAAACAGCCCAAAAGGCGGTTATTATCATGTTATAGATACTTTGGATAATTGCCCGGTAGGATTCTTCCAAACAAAAGAAGAAGCCGAAAAAGAGGCGGAAATACTTAACGGGTTTACGGATGGTAACGGACGTTTAAAAAGTGTCGTATAATGTTCGGCGTTATGTTGCTGTTATTCGGTGCCGTGTTGTTCATCAGCGGCACCGATATAGAGAAAATAAGGGAACTTATAAACAACAGTAAAGAATCAGATAAATTTTGAATATATGTATTTAGGTTTTGTGCTTTGGGCAATCTTGCTAATTGTTATCTTATGGAATATTAGTCCGGCGCTGGTTATTACATCGGCTTTGATAGGTATTGCTCTTGCGATAGGGAAAACAAAAGATAATAAATCAGGTAAATAATATGGAGACTTTAAAGAACGTGTTTTTGAAGAAATACCCGCAATACGAGAAAGTTTTACGAGTATACGAAGAGGTTAATAAAGTAGAATGTACATTCGACAGCATAACAAAGCCGAGGTTGTACAACTTTGTTCAGGCTCTTAATGAAAGAGTAGCTACCAATAGCGCTAAAACCTATTGCGCTATGCTTAAATCGGTTCTTAATCTGTATAATGATGTATATTCCTTCCCGAAAGGTTTCGAGGTTATATTGACCTTGAAAAAGGACGCTACGCAAAGTACATGGTTAACGGACGATGAGATAAAAACACTGTTGGCATATAACCCGATTAACGAGACGGAACGGGCTGTAAAAAACTGCTTTTTGCTCGGTTGTCTTACCGGTGCCAGGCATTCCGATTATGTGAACTTTACGGACGACAATATAGTAGACGGACGACTTATATATATTTCCCAGAAAACGAAAACAAAGGCCGAAATACCTGCGGCGCCTGCCGTGTTGCGTATTCTGAAAGAAAATCGGGAATACGGTATAAATGAACGAAAGGTTTCGGATGTGACATTTAACGATGCGATAAGAAGTATTTGCCGCCGGTGCGGGATAAACAAGCGGATAAAACTATATCAAGCGGGTGAATATATAACCGGTGAAAAGTGGGAGTTTATTTCCTCGCATTCCGCCCGGAAGTCTTGCGCAACCAACTTATATTTAAGAGGTGCGGACTTGTATTCTATTAGCCGGATGTTGGGGCACTCCAGCGTAACGATGACCGAAACGTATATATGTTGTGGGCTGCGTGAATTATCGGATAAAATAATGGGATATTTCAACGGGTTTAAATAGATTTGCACCAGATTTTTTATATATATAAAATTTTATGGCACAAGAAAGTAAATACGCATACGACGAAGATAGTGTAAAGGTTATCGTTCATTGGGCTTTAACGGCTCAATTACCCACTCAAATAGAGTTAAGCGAATCGGAGAATATATTAGATGTTCAAAAGTACATACAGGCGAATATACACGATATAAACCAGCATTTTCCAGATCCGTTTTACAATCCGGCGATTGACAGGCTGTATCGGTTAAAAGAGTTTATAGAAAAACAAGAATGATTTTATAACCCAGTGGGTTGTTTCGCTTGTTTTGGGTTGAATTTAACCCACTGGGTTGTTTGGGTTATAACTTGCTATCCATCTTTTCAAATTCTTCCTGTACGGACTTGTTTAATACTTTGGCGTATATCTGGGTTGTTTTTATATCTGTGTGTCCCATCATTTTAGCGAGATTTTCAATAGACACTCCCATATTTAAAGCCATTACCGCAAAACTATGCCTTGCCATATGGGAATGAAGGCTTAATTTGATTTTAGCAAGTTCTTGAACGATTTTCAGTCTTAAATTATATTGGTAATTGCTGATAGCCGGCAGTTTGAAATCGTATTTTCGCAATATTTCCATTGCGGGTTTTAGAAGCATAAGGAAATACTCCTCTTGAGTTTTTACTCTTACATCTCTTATAAAGAATTTATTCTTTCTCTCTATAACCGTGCTGAAATCGAATTTAAACAGGTCTGCATACGACAATCCGGTAAAACATTGAAATATGAATAAGTCTCTCACTTTATCAATGCTTTCAGAAGCTATTTCTAAGCTCCGTATTTGATTTATTTGTTCTATGGTGAGGTATTTTATTCCTTCGCTTTTTCCCCTGTCGAATTTGAGCTTATTATAGGGGTTTTCTTTGATAAGCTCGTATTTTATCGATTCGTTTATGTATCTCTTTAGCCTTTTATGATAGCCGTGTACCGTCGTTTGCTTTGCGTACTTTTTATGCAAAAAGTCGTCATAGTACATTATGTTGGCCGTTGTTATATCAGAAAAATAAACGATTCTGCCAAACTCTTCCAGAGAGTTGATTAATGAAGCATGGGTGTTTAAAGTTCCCTTTCTTAAATCTGTTCTTTCGCTTACCCGGCGCTTTATGAAGTCTATGAAGCTTTCCTTTTGCTGGGAGTACCTAAGGAAGTGTTCCAGTTTATCAAAGCTGAAAGCCTCTTTGTTTTTTATAAGATTATTGATGAACTCGTTTATGTTCTGCATCTGAGCATCAAGGCGCTCGTTTAAGTCTACCGACTGAACGGTATTTTTGACCTTTGTCTTATCATTCCATTGGTCGGAATACAATCTGACGCCTGTACTGATCCATTTCCTTTTCCGTTCGAACAATATTTCTATCTGAACGGTTCCTTTTGTTGTTTTGCTTGCCGTATGTTTCCGGTCAAAAACAAATCTTGCTGTAGGGTACTTCATAATTTAAAGATTTGGTATCACACAAGGGTATCACATTTGCCGCAAATTTAATGAAATAGGATGAAATAGAATGAAACGTAATGAAATAAAAATAGCACTTTGTTTATCATTCTAAATCATTGATTATTACATAAAATGCTGATAATAAATAAAAAGGGACTACGTTGTCGTAATCCCTTCCTGTGATCCGCTTGGGGCTCGAACCCAAGACCCCAACATTAAAAGTGTTGTGCTCTACCTGCTGAGCTAGCGAATCAATCCTTTATTGCTGTTAAGCGGGTGCAAAGATAGAGACTTTTTTGGAAGTTGCAAAAGATTTTCGCTTTTTTTCTTATCTTTGTACCGGAATTTCGTGTGTAAGAGTCTTATATCACATCTCGGACATTATATTTTATATTTCATACTTTATACTTAAATTACATGGCAACAGTAGACGATAAGAAAATTATCTTTTCTATGGTAGGGCTGAACAAGACCATTCAGCAGAACAACAA